TGCCAGCTAATCTCGCTGGAACGGTGAAGGGTAACTTCCCATCGTTTCTTCACAAGACCGATCAGGAGCGCATTCAGAACTGCTATCGTTCGATCGAGAACTGGATCAAATACGGCAAATCGGAAGTAGTTGAGATCACAGATCCAGACACTATTGCAAATCTCGAAGCCGGTTTCGAAGTAGTCGATGGTGATCAGGTGATCACTGCATTTAAGTCCGGTGATATGTGGTTTGAGCGTAAGTTCATTGAGAACGACGAGGACGCTATCAACGATAGGTCTTTGTTCGAAGCGACGATCAAGCTCGATGGTTCGTCGATGACCGTATACCACAAAGATCAGACGTACGGTGTGTGCTCACGTAACTTAGATCTTAAGCGTGATCTGGATAACGTTTTCTGGAAAACTGCTATAAGCGGTCGCGTCATTGAAGCTCTAGTCACAATCGGTAGAAACGTTGCTCTTCAAGGAGAAGTAATGGGTCCCGGTGTTCAGGGAAATCGAGAAGGATTTGATTTTCATCGATTCTTCGTTTTCGACGTCTTTGACATCGACGCCGGAAAGTACCTGACACATCAGGAACGTATGGAGTTCATGAAGAAACTCGAGGCTCTTTGGCATAGAGACGTCTGCACTCACGTGATGATCATCAACGTTATCGACTTCCGCAACTTTAAGTCGGTAGCTGATTTTATTCAATACGCTGATAAACCATCCATTCGTCATCCAGTCGGTGAAGGTGTCGTATTCAAATCGATGGTTGATGGAAGCGTCTCATTCAAAGCGATAAACAATCACTTCCTCTTGACCGAAAAGGACTAATATGCTTACACAAAATGAGATCAACACTTTTCGTAAACACGTCGAGTGGATGAAGTCTCCCACCGGATACACACTCGATAATCTCGGTCATTTCGAGTTCTTCATGAGACGTCACGGAGATGATCTACTCGAGGAGTTGGAGAAGTCAGAAGCCGTTCAGATGTCTGAACGAATGACACTTGAGTACTCGGCGCTCATGCAAGTCGGCATGGCTAAGAAGATCTCTGATCTTGAAAGTGAGAATCAGAAGCTTAAATCACAACTCGGAACTCTGAAAGCTCGAGTGTGATGGCAAAGAGAAAAGTAAGACTTACACCTACATCGGTGAATAATAAACTGCACTGGAAGATCGAAGAGTATCAAGGTTGGTTCTTCGGATGGAGAGTGTTGGGAGCAACGTCATCTTTGGATCTCGCTAAGAACATCGTCAAGACTATGGAGGAGACTGATGATCAGTGTACCTCTTCTGTTTAGTTTCATGTTCCAACATTGGGTTGCTGACTTTGTTCTTCAATCTAATAACATGGCGACGAAGAAGAGCACAAGCAATCTATGGCTTACACTTCACGTACTCACATATACGTGTGTTATGGGAATCTGTGCATTCATATGGCTTGGACTTACTGCTGCAGTGATCTGGATGTTTACAAATGGTATACTTCACTGGATCACGGATTACTATACGTCTAGAGTCTCCTCTAGACTTTTTAAAGAAAATGAAAATCACTACGCGTTTGTCGTGATCGGTTTTGATCAGCTGATTCACTTCACATGCATCCTCATAACAACGTGGATCTTACTATGATGAGCAAGAACGTAAGCACAACTAATCCCAGCTCCTTCAATGAGGGACGCGGCAATTTCTTTGTGATGTCACCAAACGTTCGTCGCACTTACGCTTCTCACGCCGGAGCTATCGATCACGCTGCAAATCTCATCTACGCTGAAAATGCAGATGAGTTCTTGATTGTAAAAGTCGTTGGACGCGTCAGGAAGAAGCGCCCGCCTCTTGAGTACGTATCCGAGGAATAGATGAAATGAACTACACGTTTCCTCACATCACGAACATCGCCCAAGTTCTAGCGGTTATCAAAGACAAGCCTGAGTTCATCGTCAAGGAATGCGATCGTCATACTATCATCAACTATGTGATGGCTGACAGCGGTACGTTTCCTCCTGTATTAGTAGACAATTGGACAAAGCTATGTAGAAAACCTCTCGATTGGAAACCAACGTACGATGTCAACGCAGCTATCCTTCGCGAGTGTCGTGGAATCGTCTTTGGTGTCGATGGAACTGTAATCGCGCGCCGTCTGCATAAATTCTTCAATGTAGGGGAGAAACAGGAAACATTCATTGAGAATGTAGACTTCTCTCGTCCTCACGTGATCATGGATAAACTCGATGGATCGATGATCACGCCTATTCCCATTCCGCGCGAAGGATTAGATACTCATCGAAATGGTATGTATACCATTCGCTGGGGTACAAAAATGGGCATCACTCACGTGGGAATGCAAGTAGAGGAATTCGTCGCTTCTCATCAGAACTATAATAAGTTTGCTGAGGAGTGCATCTATCATGATCTGACTCCGATCTTTGAATGGTGTTCACGTAAACAGCGGATCGTTGTCGACTATCCTCAAGATAAACTCGTTCTTACTGCTGTACGTGACAATGTTACTGGATCATATATGCCTTATGATCATATGTGGCATTTTGCTAACCGTTTTAAAATTCCGGTATGTAATACACTTCCAGAAGAGAAGATCGTCAATAGTGAGGAGTTCGTTGCAGGTGTTCGTGAAAAAGAGGGGATTGAAGGCTACGTCGTTCGCTTTGATGATGGGAATATGTGTAAGATCAAAGGTGAGTGGTACTGTCGCATCCACCGAGCTAAAGAATCCATCCTTCAAGAGAAGCGCGTCGTTGAGATGATCATCAATGAGAAGACCGATGACGTTCTTCCGTTCCTTCTGGAGCACGACAAAAAAGCCCTGCAAGCCTACGTGGATGATTTCACTTGTGGTCTAAGAGAATCCATCGATGTTATATGGTCGCTGTATCACGTGAGTTATAGCAATCATAAAGGTGATAAAAAAGCGTTTGCATTAGCGTCTCAAGACTGGCCTCAGACTCAACGCTCCACGATATTCGCTGTGTGGGGTAAAGATAACAAGAAAGCTGTTGTCGATCACATCAAAAGATTCATCGGAAAGAACCTCGGCTCCGGTACGAAAGTAAATGGTATACGTTGGCTCTGGGGTGATTATAAATGGGCTGACTACATTCAAGCAGAGGATGATACCGATGTGGGAGTTTGAGCTCGATCAGAGGGTGGTGTGCATCAACGATGAGTTTACGTTCACTGCTGGTGAGATCACCCCGAAGTTGGGACAAGTGTACACTATCCGTCAGATGATGAATGATGGTGATCTTTGCATCCGACTCTATGAAATCGTGAATCACGAGAGGTGGTACGGAGACATCTACTGTGAGTGTTGGTTTTTATCGGATCACTTTCGTCCTTTGAGACCGACGAATATCGATGTGTTTAAGAACATCTTGACTCAAGTTTCGTCTCAGCAAGCAGCTGAAATCAAAGAGGATGTATACGCGGTATGAAGTGGATCATTCCTTGGATTATTTTCTTTGCTGTTTGTGGTGTCCTTCTCTACGGCGCTGTAAAGATGAATGAACAATTGACTCGGGATTGCATAGATGCGGGATACGTCAGGGGAACTACTTTAGGAGCACGTGATCTCATTCCCGCTTGTGTTGATCACGATGGTCGAATCATCGTACTGAGAAAGTAATAAATGATAGATCAATTTCGTGGTAAGTACAGGTGGCTTTCAAATTTTCACGAATGTAAGATCGATCACTTAGGATTGATCTATCCAACAACTGAGCACGCTTATCAAGCTGCTAAGCGCTGGGATGATGAGGAGTTTCATCGTCATATTCAAAGCTTGAAGACTCCCAGAGAAGCGATGATATATGGTAGGTCTTTGCCTATCACCACACCTCACTGGCATGAACTTACTAAGTTCAACGTGATGTGGGACGTTAACTTTTATAAGTTCAGCGAGCACTCTGATCTGAAGGAGAAGCTCTTAGCAACTGGCGATGAAGAGCTTGTTGAAGGAAATACCTGGGGCGACACGTGCTGGGGTATTTGCAACGGCAAAGGGGATAATCATTTGGGAAAAACGCTCATGATGATTAGAAATCAACTCAGATTACTAGAGGGCCTATGATCACACACGATAAACTATGGAACATTGACTCCAATGGAAAAGTCCGCATCTGGTATATGCAGACTGAGGGAGGCAAGCATCGCACCGTGTCCGGCTTATTCGATGGAAAGCAGGTAACATCTGGCTGGTCTGCAGTTGAAGCTAAAAACGTTGGTCGCTCCAATGCAACTACTGCAGAGGAGCAGGCTCTTCGTGAAGTTAAATCACTGTATGAGCGTAAGCTTGAGAAGAAGTATTATCGAACTCTAGAGGAAGCTAAGGAAGCTGGATCTGGGATGAAGTTCTTCTCTCCCATGCTCGCTACGAAGTGGAAAGACGTTCAGAAAAATATCGTATATCCGGTTTATTCCCAGCCAAAGCTTGATGGAATTCGTGCCTCTTTCACTGTTGAAGGAGCAATCTCCAGAGCCGGAAAGCCTTTTCACACAGTTTCCCACATCTCGGAGAGTCTATCTGAATGCTTTAAAGCTTTCCCAGGACTCAGGCTTGATGGAGAGCTGTATAATCACTCTCTCCGAAACGACTTTAACAAAGTTAGTAGCCTCATCAAGCAGACGAAACCCACGCTACAAGATTTGGCAAACGCTGAGGAGATGGTGGAATACCATGTGTACGACTGTCCGTCGCATCCTGGAACGTTCTCAGAGCGCTTTGATTTCCTCAATAAAGAAGTATTTCCACTGATCAATTCAGTGAAGATCGTACTCGTTGATACAGTCGTAGCCGATGATCTGGGTGAATTAGATTCTATCTACGCTGAGTACTTAGAGAATGAGTACGAGGGTCAGATGATTCGTCTCGACATGGAGTACCTTAACGGTCCCAAGCGTGATATAAGGCTTATCAAGCGCAAGGAATTTCAGGATGAAGAGTTCAAAGTCGTCGCGATCGAAGAAGGTAGAGGCAACTGGGCAGGAGCAGCAAAGCGATGCGTCTTCAAGCTCAAGACAACTTCAGATGGAAAGATTCCCAGAGCAGGACGATATCCAGAAGCCGGAATCAAAGGAAGTCGTGAATCGGGAATCGAGCTTCTTAGACAAGTCAGACTGGGAAACGTTCCTAAATTTGCCACCATTAGGTACCCGAACCTAACACCTGACGGAGTCCCGCGTTTCCCGATTGCTGTTGCTTTCTACGATGAGGAGAGAGATACGTGAAGTTCAACTGTGGAATGAGCCCAGAGGCTAAGGAAAAGAAGAAGAAAGAAGAGTTCAAGAAGCGCATCGAATCTCTTGTTGAATGGCACCAGTGGTTTGCTTGGTATCCCGTTCGAGTAGATGAGAACGACTGTCGCTGGCTGGAGTACGTCGAGACGCGTCTTAAACCAGTCTATTATAGTTCTATAAAGAATAAATTAGATCACGTTGATACGTGGTGGTATCAAAATTGGCAGTATAGGAAGATCGGCAAATGAAGTTTGATTGCGGACCAACTGCAGAAGAGAAGCGAGATATAAAAAGAAGAAAGCTTGAAGCGCGCTGCAACGCTATGATGGATTGGAATAAGTGGTTTGCTTGGTATCCAATCAAAATAGGTCATCGCGACTGTCGCTGGCTGGAGTACATCGAGAGGAAAGCTCAAAAGCGATATAGTTGGATTGGGCGTGATCTATACTTTAGCGCATACAAAACAGTTCACTCACCAAAATGGGAGTATAGAAAAATCAATGACTAAGGTTATTTCATTTTGTGCGGGGCCGAGTGCCGGTAAGACTACAAACGCTCTGGGACTGGCTGCATATCTCAAAGAACTTCGCAAGGACGTTCTCTATGTTCCTGAGTTCGCCATGCAAGCTGTTGTTCAAGGTCGAAAGCAGACTCTCGATGATCAGCTCTACGTCTTCGCTAAGCAAGCCAATAAGCTCTACGATGCTAAAGATCAATTTGAATTCATAGTAACCGACTGTCCGATCTTCATGATGCTTCATTATTTGGAATCCGGTCAGTCGAAATTTACTGGACGAAATGAGAAGTACTGGAAGCTAACTCTTGCTGATCTGATCATGCAGACTTTTGAGATGTACGATAATCTCGTTTACTTCATCGATAGAGGTGATCGAGAATTTCGTCAGGTTGGTCGACTTCAGAATGAGCAGGAATCAAAGGAAATCGACAAACACATTCTCAACATCTTAGCACTTCAGGGAATAGAATATCGTAAGATCGCAAATTGGCAGGAAGTGCTTAGTGACATCGCTCTATAGTCACTTACTAATCTTCTTCACAACGTTTGCACTGGACATAGTCTGGGCCAGGTACACTAAATCGATCCAGAACGATAAGATAGCCGGTGCTTGCTTCTACTCCGCTATGATTTATTTCCTGGCGGGGTTTGCTACTATTTCATATGTAAGCGATCACGTGCTTCTCCTTTCTGGGGCGCTGGGCGCCGTTGTCGGAACGTTCTCTGCTCTCAAACTTGAGCACCTCTTCACTATCGATTGGTATCGGCGTTTTCTTCAACTATAAGTTTACTCGGTTCGTAGCTGGTTTACAGTTATACACATCTAAATAAACGAAAGGCTTGAAGAATGACGACGCTTCATATGATGGTTGGATTGCCAGCGTCTGGAAAAAGTACGTGGCGCGATGCTCAGGCAAAGATCTACGGCGGAATCGTCGCATCGTCCGACGACTACATCGAAGCTCAGGCCAAGGAGCAGGGAAAGACTTATAATGAAGTCTTCAAGGAATCGATCAAAGGTGCTGAGACTCACGTTAAGTCTTTGGTAACATATGCAGTTCAGTACAACAAACCCCTGATCTGGGATCAGACGAACCTGAACGTTAAGACGCGTCAGAAGAAGCTCTTGACTGTTCCCTACAACTGGAAGAAGATCGCAGTCGTTGTTCGATGCCGAGACTTCGATGAGTGGAAGCACCGCTTGATGTCTCGTCCAGGCAAAACGATTCCCGTCGAAATCGTTCAATCGATGATGAAGTCCTTCGAAATGCCGACCCTTGAAGAGGGATTCTCGGAGATCATCGAAGTATGGACGTGATCAAGAAATTAGCAATTGGATTGCTAGTCAATTTACTGACTACAGCTCCAGTGCTCGGTAATCCCATGCACTTCTACTTGACTCCGAAAGGAGACATTCGTGCAGATGGGAATATCGAATACAACAAGACGTTCGAGGAGCTGGCGCTCCTCTCGATGGTCATCGACATCAAGCATCGTACGTTTATCCTAAACTCAGAGGGAGGAAACGTCGATGAGACGATGAGAATAGGCCGCTTCCTGCGTAAGAATGAAGTGAATACTGAAGTGGGTAAAGTTCTTGATGACGGCACTGTGATAAACACTGGAAGATGCGAGTCGATATGCCCGTTCCTCTTCATCTCAGGTGTTCATCGTCGCGTTGCTCCAGGCAATGTTTTAACCGTTCACCAGCTTCACTTGAATACGAAGGACAACACACCAGACGACGTATTTACATCAAGTCAAGTAGCAGGCATTCAATTGTCTCTTGGTGAACTCGTCGTCTACACAGCTGAGATGGGTGTCTCGATGGAGATGATTCACGCAGCGATGACTCGTGAAGCTTGGCGCACCGAATTACGTGTGCTTACTCCTCAGGAGATGAGAGACTACAATATAGTTACGAAATAGTTTTACATCGGTGTGCAGCCGGTGTATAAATACAGAGTCAACTTGATGACGTTTGGAAGTAAGAGCGAAGACAGCGGGGCAGTACCGCTCGAGTCCACCAAAAACACTTAACTACGAAGTGCTTTTGATGGGCTCGAACTAGGATCGATTCGCTTCTGAGGTAGAGACCGAGAGTTGAAGGGTGGCGAACTATCGCTCGTTATAAATGCCAACGACAATGGTGTTCTCGATTACGCCCTCGCGGCCTAATCATGAGTTCGGTGGGAACTTGGAAACAGAATCCCACCACTAATTCTAATCGGCGGCGTGCCCGATTGTAGTGGGCGGTCGATACATCGGGGTAAGGAAAGGGTTGGGGTAGTAGCCAACCACAGCGTGACCAAGCTACTACTGCGCTGTAAACGGAGAATGGGATGCAATTCCTTGGAAGAGGATAGCAAGATACCTCACCGGCCCCGATGTACTAATTTTATGATGAGGAAAGTAAAATGCTCTATAGATCACTCTTGGTCACTGGTATAGCATTTGGACTAGCGTATCTAGCTGTTCCAACTGGTTCATCTATTGACTCTGCATTAGATGCCGCGCGTTTCTTATTTGCTTTGGTATCTGGTATGATTGGAATTGTTACAGCTTGTGTGGCTGCTTTTTGCTTCATCGATGCAAAGTGACGCTCAAGAACTGCAGGTCGACTACCCTGAAGTGTAGTCTGGTGGAGGCGTCTTCCTGTTATAGGACGAACGGCCCTGGAGCTCGGAGGATAAGCTCGTGAAACACCTCCATTTTTTATACAACGCACACAACGCATACAATGGAAAATATAAATGGCTAGAACACATATCTTTGAGGGTCATCATCGCGTCGGTAAACGCATGGACTGTGTACACGCTCTTTTACCAAATGGTGAATTGATTTCTATGCACGTTGACGTCTATACGAATCGATCATATATAACCATGCGTATCGATGGAAAAGTAACTTACATTCCTGGTACTCATATCCGAATGATCCCCAGTGATCGTTATCAGTTTTTTCCCGACGTTACATTGAATCAAAAAATCTTAAACGCAGTTCGTAACTTCAAGCGCAAGCGCGCTATTCCCAAGAAAAATGGTCATTATCATAATGAAAGAAAGGTAGCATGACACCGGAACCATATGCACACTACGTCGGTAAAAAGCTCGTAGACGTCATCGACCAGATCACTGAACAAGCGACCAATCACGGTCATTTTACGGTCAACGTACTCGATCAAGTGCTTCGAAACAACATCGACTACAACGGCAAGCGATTGAACTTGCGTGTAGATGACAACTCGATCATCCAGGACATCTTCATTGGATGACTTCCCATCTGAATAAAGCCACTGAGTTCTATGAGAGTGTGGAGAAGATGGCTCGAGGTGGTTCAACCTACCTCGACGCCATAGTCGAGTGGTGTTCCAGGAAAGGCTTAGAGATAGAGTCAGTGGCTCCTCTCATCGAGAAGAATCCTAAGTTCCTGGCTCAACTCAGGATCGATGCCGAGGATCTGCATTTTTTAATCAAAGGATCACGTCTTCCCCTATGAAGCAGATAGTTGAAGTGTACTTCGTAGACGGTACTCCTCCATTCAAGTTTGAGACTCAGGAAGAGGCTTCTAAACAAACGGCATCGAAGATCTTTCGGGAGGGCTTCATCGCTAATCACGATGATGGTTCTGTCACATATCACTCACCCCACAACATAAAGAAGGTCGTAGTAAAACCCTCCTAAATCCTAAATATCAGAGCTGATGGAGGGATAGGTGAGACTTACTATCAACGGGAAAGTCAGAAAGAAGGATATTCCTGACCTCAAAAAAGCCGTGCACTTCTACGCCAATGAATTGATGTCGAAAAGCTTAATCAAGAAGCTTAAAATCACTATTAGATTTGTTGATACTATAGAACACACAGCTGAGATGACGTGGACTAGCGTTAATCCAGTCCGACCCAAAAACTTCTTGATCTACGTTAATTCTAACAAAAAATCAAAAGTCAGACTTCTCAGAGCACTTGGTCATGAGTTAACTCATGTTAAGCAGTTTGCAACAGGCGAACTGAAGGACTTAGTGTCCAGATCAAAAGTTCGCTGGAAAAACAAACTATATCCATTTCCCGATGACGAATCGGACAACCCAGAAACATACTGGAACGCTCCATGGGAAATTGAAGCTTATGGCAGAGAGATAGGTCTCTATCAACTTTATAAAAAGCACATCACCGATGAAAAGCGTTTAGCTTGCAGAAATAAATGAACCGCATAATCGATCTGTTGATACGACTAGTAGCGATCCTCATCTTTGTTCAATGCATTCGCATTAAGCACAAACAACATAAAAAATCATTATCATGGAGGTTTACAACGTGAGACAATCCAGTACGTATCGAGGCGCACGCCGCAACGACTTTAATACAGTTTCTGGCAGGCGTCTGAATAAGAGCTTTGAGAGGCGCCAGGGATCAAAAGGGCACAGTACCGATCCAACTCACATCCTCTTCGTTCCTCCGGTGCGTGAGAACAAGAGACTCGGTCCAGATGAAATCAAGCATAAGAAAGTGTTGGTGCCGGCATGACATATCGTGAAGGAGACGTAGTCTACATCAAGGGAACTATTGAAGAATCACTCGCGGATGATCCTTCCGATCCTCTTGCTGCTTCTTATTTTGTTGTCTCGATACCCAACACCAATGGTCCATTTCCTTTGCGTGATATCGAGAACTCCATTACTCAGCACAAGCAAACGATCCGTGCAGGGGATAGAGTTAATAAGTATGCGGAAAAATACGTTGACTGCATCAGCTCTGGGATCGTTTGCTTCATCACAGCGGATGGTTCTCATGCACTCGTTGAAGCGAGACCCGGTGATTATAGATCAGTGAGAGTCAGTGAACTGGATAGAATCAATCATTGACATCAGCATTTGAAGCGTATAAAATCTATCTTGGACTTAAGCGACACTTTGAACCCGGAAGTAAGTACGACTACATTCGATACAATGGTCAGACTAACGCTTCACAAAAGTCGTTTGAGAATAGAAAAGATAAGATCTTTTTCCAAAAGTTAGCCAAGCATCCCGATGTGCTTGGCCTTCTCGTTGCTAACTTATCACACGATCCAAAGACGTGGATAGGTTCTATTCCATATAATCCAGAAGCACTCAAGCGCTACGACGATAGAATTAAGACTATTCAATCTCTAGCGTATACAGTTGCGTCTAAGCTTCCATCCGGTGATAAAGAAGACTTCAACGCTTTTCTTAAAGCCGAAGAGAACGAACACCCGCATCTGCTACGTAGCTATCTTTCTGGAAAAATAAGCATCGAGATCATGATCGCTCTAGACGATCTGACACACTTCACTAAATCGTGGAAGCGCATACTCAAGGACGACTTGATATGCATGGAAGTTCTCGAAAAAATCGAGAAGTGCAGGCCGTTTCTTCAGTACGATAGAGAAATGGTTCGAACGGCGATCATAAAAAAATATTCATAGCATCGTCTAGAAAGTTCATCGAAGTCTATAAATAGACTGTCGAAAGACAAAATACATCGTACATTTAGAATACAACGTATATAAGGAGACATGCATTGGCACTATCATTTGCTGAACTAAAAAAGTCGCGTTCCACATCATTCGATAAACTGAACGCAGAGTTAGATAAGCTTAACTCCAAATCATTTTCAAAAACAGACGAACGCTTTTGGCAACCAACGGTAGATAAAGCCGGCAATGGTTACGCTGTTGTACGCTTTCTAGACTCACCGGAGGGTGAAGATGTTCCCTTTATTCGTCGTTGGGATCACGGCTTCACAGGAACTGGAGGCGGCTGGTACATTGAGCTCTCGCTCAATACGATTGGTAAGGACGATCCGGTTTCAGATATGAACCGTAAGCTCTGGGCCGAAGGTGAGGGATCGGCTGGTCGCAAGATCGTGTCTGGACACGGCACTACTGCTGGAACTAAGCGTCGGATGCACTACATCTCAAACATCCTAGTGATTGAGGACCCGGCTCATCCTGAGAACAACGGTAAAGTGTTCCTCTATCAGTATGGTAAGAAGATCTTCGATAAGCTCAACGATCTGATGAATCCGAAGTTTCCCGACGAGCAGCCGGTTAATCCGTTTGATCTTTGGGAAGGCGCAGACTTCAAGATTAAGATTCGTCAAGTTGAGGGTTTCCGCAACTACGATAAGTCGGAGTTCGATGATCCGTCACCGATCGCTGACTCAGACGATAAGATCGAGAAGATCTGGAAGTCTGCTCACTCACTTCAGTCGTTCCTTGATCCGAAGCTCTTTAAGTCATACGAGGAGCTCGAGAAGAAGATGCTTAAGGTGTTGGGAATGTCAGCTCACACCTCAGCTGAGCGAAGTGTTCGAGAGGACATCGCCGAGAAGACTACGGCTCCTAAGGAAGCTAAGTCTGCTTCACCCCGCCAGGAATCGGGTATTACGATGCCCTCTACTGAAGAGGATGCCGATGAAGAGGGCCTCGAGTTCTTTCAGAAACTTGCGAATAAGTAGTTTTGAAAGCACATAGTTAAACAACTAAGCCCAGGAAATTTCCTGGGCTTTTCTTTTATCCTGATTTATCATCAGCCGATGGATCAATCTTCTCCTTCGTTCTTCCCCATGCAGTGATGCCTAGAACAGCACCGAACGTAACGTGAATCAATCCTCCACCCTCCAACGTCAAAGGATGCCATGGGGTGTATGGAATAGCACGCACCCAGGGAAGAACGGGAATGACCATAGACATAACCGGAGCGATGATGAAGTCAAATGCAACCATCGCCATATACAACCAAGCCATCATTGGACGCCAGTTGTTGACGAACCACTTCTCAGTAATGGGAGATTCGTTGCTGCGTACTAGAGACCAGTCAAACTCATTGCGACGACGTCTGCGGTAATCATCATCGTAATCCTGCCGCTCATATGAAGGTGTGTATGAAGTTGAGCTGGTAGTCGCCGTTACTTCATTAGTCTCAACCGTGATTCCCTCTGTAGAGGGAGTGCCGTCTTCGTTGTGCGACATCTGTGCATTCCTTTTAGCTATTTATGCCATGCAGAGTGCACAGAATCCATCTGGGTCTTGCTTACCCGATCCATATCCATCGGAGCCCGGCGTGGGTCCCTGGGACTCAGCGTCGTGTCTGGGTGCTCGAATGTACGACGATGGTTCCTCTATACCGCTTGGTCCTGTACTTGTGTATTCTCTAGTAGGGCCTGGAGCGCTTTGATCTTCCGGAGCTTGCTTCTCATTAGATTGTTGGGCATCGTCTTTGTTCTCAAGGTTGGGCGGTGTAGGAGAAACTGGTTGAGCATCCTGCTGCTGATCTTTTTCAAGATTTGGTGCTTTCGCTGCCTGATCTTGTGAAGGAGTCATTTCCAGAGTCTGAACTGGAGGCGTATTAAAAGCTTGATCGTACTCCTTCAGAGTCTGATCCCCGAGAGGAGTTGCTTTTCTTGGAGAAGCGTCCTTCTGTGTTTCTTGAATGGGTTTTTGTTTATCAGTCTCTTCTCCCGTTGACTCAGCTTTAGTCATCGTCAAGTCTTGGACTGGAGGCATCTCGCCGGCCGCGCGAGGTTCAATAACTGCTGTGTTCTTTTTCTGACGCTCATCGTATAATTCGGGATTCTCAAGCCATGGTTTGCGTCCCGACCACTCCAAGTGTCCCAGATCGGGATTTCTCCAGTCACCTCCCGAGATCATTCCGTTTCGATCTAGAATCTCACGCCAGAGCTTAGGATGCTTCTCAATCCACTCTCGTGAAGCTTTAGAGATTACATCTCGAGCTGACTGAGATCCAATGTCCATAGCGTTGCCCATGGCATGCTGGCTCATCTTTCCTCGACCACCTATACCGCCGGGTCTAGGATTATATCCACCTATCTGACCGAGAGGCATGCCCGCTCGCTCCAGATCTTCAATCGTTCTCTGAAAAGCTTCTTTTGACGCTGCGTTGATCTTGAATTTATGTCCACCTGCAGTCTTAACCGAGACGATGTTCGTTCCGGGTGCTCCATACTGAGATGGTTGCATGTAGTTAGCTTTAGCAGTCAGGCTGTTATAGACGTCTTTTGGTTTAATGATTTTAAGAACACCGTCCTGTTTTCCGACTCCAAACGTGGGATCAAGAGAAGCTACTTGTCTACTCTGAACTGCTTCAATGGCTCGAGCAGTCTGATCATATCCACGCGTTCTGTTGCGTATACCCGCAGCGCGATATCTAGGATCATCGATCCGCCACTTAATGTAGTGTTTGCCTAATGCATCAGCTGCAGCGTTTCTATCAACGTTCTTCTGAGAAAGCATATCATTATACTTTCCACCACCGTATTCTTTTTTACTTAATTCACTCTTAATAAACAGAGCCTGTGCGTTGAGAGCGTTCTGATCACGTATGATGTTACCGTTTTTATCCAAAGCACCGTGATCAGCTAAGAACTTCATCAGCTCTTTGTTACGAGATCCCTGCCAGGAAAACATTCCCGAATTTCGAGCACCATTTGCTGGATCAACGTGATTTCCAAAGACTAAATTCGGATTAAATGAATTCTCACGTGCTACTTCACCTGACAGAGTTAAAGCGCCCTGATGTGAGTAACCAGCATTTCTAAACGCTTGATAGACTCCTCTCCTTAAAGCGTCTCCCTTCAAGGCGCTTCCAGAAGGAATGGGACCGACGTTCACTGGTCCCATTGTCTTTCCCATTGGGCTCTGCGTTCCCTGAGAAGTTGTAGGAAGTGTTTCGAGTGAGGGTGTTCCTCTCGGATGATATCCCTTCGTCAATGTAAAGTTCTCAGGAGCTTGCGGCTGACTCATTTGGCTCTGTGGAGAGATGGTCGGGCCAGCCGTAGTCAGATCAGGGCGAACCGGCGTGACTGGCGCGACAACGCTGGCGTTTGGCGTGCTCTGTAGCTGAGGAGTTCCTGTTTCGGGAGTAGACTTACTCCCGACTTCTTCCGCGCGTGTCTTGTCAGGATTCGGCGACTCAGTGACTACGCTGGACGATGTTATATGCTGCTTGATGTTAAGGTGACCATCGATGACAATCTCAGGTGCCTTGAGTGTGATCTTAGTCTTAGAAGTGATGACTGCGTCTTTATCAGACTCAAGCGTCAGCATACCTTTTGTCTTGAAATCTAAATCTTCTGATGGAAACTCTTTCGCTTTGTCAGAAGCGGAGGCCGTTTTTTCGTCCTTTTTCTTTTTGCCGGCGAACTTCTCGTATACGTCGTCTAAACGATTGTTGAGCCATCCAGTGATGCCAAAGTTGCGCCTGTCCTTGAGAACGTCCGCTTTAGTCTGACCGTATTCTTTAACATCGGAGTCGTACATCGACTTCTTATCTTCCGATGTTCGTCGCATCTCATAAGTCGCGGCACCTATACTTCCGATGAATGCTGTTGATCCCAATAGCTTCAGGGCTTTGAGTGCTCTGGCACCGATGATTCCCTCAACGGCTGTAGTCAGAGCATTCCCAACGAGAGACGATTTAGAGTCAGTAGCAGTATTTGCTATTCCATTGTTAGGAGTCGGAAGAGTCGTCTTTATTTCTTTTGGGTCGATAGTTCTCCCTGATACAACGGGTTTCGCTAGCTCTCGTAGCTTTTTCGTGATGTTGCGGTTGTCGTTCTCAACTGTTCTCAGTCGTTTGTCTACGCGCTTAACATCCGTTTCAAGATTCGAGAGCCTCTTGTCGGTTGCTTTAAAAGCTTTTCGAACGTTATCTTGAAAAACATTGACGACGTCTGATACGTCGTTAAGTGCATCGGATACAGCTTTATCTACATTGGAATCACCAGAGTGTATCTGCGTGGTGCCGATGCGCCTGACTGCAACTTCCTTGAAGCTAGCGGAAGGAGAGAATCGTGATAGGAGATTTGAACTATAGGCTTTTCCAGGTGTGTATTTTGAAACATCTTTATTAGTATTCTGTCGAGTGAAGAGCCCATTTCCCACTGGTGAGTCGACGTACTGTCCCTGACTCTGCCCATAGTTGACAGTCAGTCCCTCTAGAGCTCCATGAAAGAACTCATTCATGAGTTTCTTACTCTTAGATGAACCGGGAGCAACTGGATCTACTTTTTTCGGTACGTTTTTATTGCCGTCAGCCACGTTTTTTCCTTGACAGTTTTACTAAAGGTGTGATAGTATCGCGTGTAACGCGGCGCGTGAATCAGATAACATTACTCTTTCTTCGTTCTCTCTAGGTAATCAACTAACATCTTGACGTAGATATCTCGTTCAAAGGGTATCAGATTCATTATCTCATTTAAAGACCACTTATGGTGTTGGACTAAGTCAAAAGTCAGTCGATAAAAGCTCGCTAAGTCGTTGTGACTTAGCGCAAATCGAAAAAATCTGATAGCGTTCTAAGTTCTATCTTCCTTTCTGATCCAAGTGAGTTTGTATATCTAAGATCAAGCTTCATAGAAGGTATCTTTGAGAAGAATTCATCTATCTGATTCGAGACGTTGATCGGAAGATCCTCATACCATTTATCAAACTCTTCTTTAGAATCGATCGGCGTTACTTGATCGCCGTTGTAGATAGCTTCAGCACACTCAAACAGAGCGTCTGACTCAGATTTCTTAGTCGAGTAGAGGCTAGCCGGAGGAAACCGAAGCCTTAAGAAACCAACACCATTTAAGTCGATGTCTCTATTGACACCATCTATCTTAGGCATCTCGATCAGATCGAGATCAATCTTGAGCTTGTATTCTTTTCCGTCTTCTCTATCTTCATAAGTCTGCTCAATGATGTTGGAGACTGACAGAGCTCTGATGCGGATGAACAACCACTCAATGTCAAACATAGCAAGCTTATCTATCTGAAATCCATCGTCCAATGAGCAGTTGGATATCACTTGCTTAACGGTAAGCAGTACGTCTTCAGGATCAGAAGACTGCTTAGCGATCAGGAGCAAGCGCTCCTCTTTCACTAACATCGGTCTAAACTTTCCCTCTATTCCCATACTTGGGATAGTGATTCTTAAAACGGGTTGGTCGAGCTTTGGTAGCATATTCTATAGACTCCTATTGATCAAAATTAACTGCTGGTGTGTCGAAATCGTGATACCAGTCCATATACGTAAAGACTGCTGTGAACTTCGCCAAGTTGCTCTTATCTCCCCATCCCAGTTTAATCGGTGAGACTGCCACGGGCCACGCCTGCCTAAGCACCGTTCTGACTCGCTCAGTTCCATCATCGGAGAACGCTGAGACTACTACGTTAGTGGCGATGTCCTCCATATAACCCGACTCATACGTTCCGATCCTCTGTCCTGAAATGTTTCCAGTCGGTGTGATTGGATCAACACCGTTCGAAGCGTTGAAGTTTTGGACCATCAGAACCCATTCGCGAAAGAACTGCCAAGTTCGAGCGTTGGCGTCCACTAGAAACGTCAGGGGCATATCTTGAAACACAGCGTTTGTAGCAACTTTCTCAGTCGGACCAAAACCATATCGACGAACGTCGACTGTGTTGTAGAAGATCTCGGGGATAGCACCTGAGTCACACCAGAGATTCATCTCACGGGCGACTTCAGTAAACGTAGCTTCTGAACCTCTTCCCTGCATTCCAGGAGGAATGGGAAAGTAAGCCATGAAGAGGTTCGTGGAGAGTAGTCCTCGTCTGGACACGGCCGCTGAGAAAGCGTCTATATTAAATCCAACTACCGGCAATTTCTATTCCTTTTGAGTATTTATGTTCGGCATCATGATTTAGACGTAGTTCTTCCTTTAGCTGTGCGGGCTTTCTTTACTCTAGCGTCTCTCTTGACTCGACTCCTGCTCTTGGGTCGCTTACCCGACAGAGAGTCGCTCCATACCTGCTGCTCGTTAGCACCGACCCATCGTGCTATTGGAAGGAGGCAAGCCTGTTCCCATTCGCGATCATCGATGTTGACTATCTGAGACCTAACGTGCCCGTGAAGGTATCTCTTAATGCACGGTGCGTAGTATGCTAGAGCTTTAGCGCTCTTGACGATGCCGTATGATATCCTTAATCTCCTGACACCGTTCGTCTCTTCCGCTAGTTCCTCAAGTGCCCGTACGAAAGCGAGCCTGACTCGAGGAGGAAGATAATGGAGATTCAGACCGAGCATGGAGTCGCTGTCTAAGGATAGAGGCACGACGACCGGATACCTATCATAGTATGGAAGTGTATCCTTGTGCTTAGGATCATATGAGAACATGACCATCTGACCAACGAGTTCACCGCTCTTGGTCGTGTATCCAGTTCTCGTTTTCGGTGTACCCTTCTCATCCTTCTCTTTTCGAATGCCGCGAACGACGCGAAAGAACCATTCGACTGACCCGCGCTTTTTATCTTCTAGAGGCTTTCCACCGCGTCTTAGGAGATCTTCAAGTGTTATTGCCATATCTACCTCTTCTTGAGTCCTAGGTCGTATTCATTCAAAACCATAAATCTCCACCCCTGCTTGTCACAGAACGCTTTGCAAGCTTTCCATTTACTAAGATTCGTGGCAAACGTAGCCGATTCCTTTAGGAGCTTTCTCTTCGTCTTTCCTTTAGTCACTGGTGGTTTCATCTCATGAGCGGGTTTTATTTCAATTACGAGCGTCTCGACTTTACCATCTTCGCCGCGCTTCTTGACGATGAAGTCTGGATAGTAATGTCTCCACTTACCCAGACTCTTGTCTGGATTTCTCTTCGATGGGTCCTTATAGGGAATAGCCATACCTTCTGAACTCCAAGCTTCAACGCTCGGTGAGTTATCGAGATCAGACATACACTTCATTTCCCATGAAGAGCGATAGACGATGTTCGTCAGATCGCCGACGTACTTCTTAGGATTTTTTGGCTTGAACTTCCCTTTCATACCACTATTTAGCCGCTGCCTAAATAATAGAAAGAAACGAGGAAGTTAAATGGCATCTCTGAGCAGCGACGTTTTATCTAATCTATCGATAGGTTCGATAAACCAAGTTCCCAACATACAGGGACCAACAGCCGCTGAGATGTATCGATCAGGCGCTAACATCTCAATTCCTCCCGTCGACGCTGTGAATTTCTCGATCAAGAGGACTACTACGATCGATACGCTGACGTTTCCAGGTGATCGTCCAAAGTTCTACGTTGCCATTGAGATCTTGGGATATCATCGGTTTGATGGTCAGGGTGGAAACATGTTTCAAGTATCAAGAATGGATCACCAGAACTCGATCATCATGCCTCTACCTCAGATGTTAACTGATGCTAATATGGTGACTTATGATCAGGCGGAGCTAACGATGGGTGGAGGCGGTGCAGCTCAGATCTTTGCTAACTCACGCAACGCCATCAACAACGCTCAAGATGCCACGTCTGGAATAACTCAGAGTGTCAGTGATAATGGTCCTCTCGCAGCTGGTCTTGGTGCGGCTGCTGTTGCTGGTGCAGTCACTGGATTTGCTGCTAATAGAACTGGAATTCCAGGAACTTTAATGAGGAGTCTTGGAACGAACGCAGCTCGACTCGCTGGCTATACGCCTAATCAGTTCTTGACGATTCTTCTGAAGGGACCAGCTTATAAAAGACACTCACTTCGCTGGTTGGTTTCCCCGCATAATCCTCAAGAGGCTAAGAACTTACAGCAGATCATCAACGTGATCAACAACGCTAAAGCGCCGGGTGTTATAGCAGGTGGAGCTATATTTACATTTCCATCAGTCTTTCGTTTATCTATCATGCCGAACTCACAGTTCATGTATAAATTTAAACCGGCTGTTGTTGAGAGCTTCACTGTAGACTACACGGGAGGTACGGGCATTCCGAGCTTTAAGCGATCTTCAGCTTCTTCTAATGGTCAAGATTATCCTCCGAGTCTTTTGCAGATTGAGATGAATCTTCTTGAGTTGGAGTTCTGGCTTAATCAGAACTACTCAGACAACAATGATCCCAACGATGTATCAACGAGAACACCATAATGGCATCAAGCGATTCAGGCTACTTCAGCCGTTTTCCAATCATTGAATATAGAGGTAAACAGACGATCGATCTGACTCGTCGAGTGAGACTATCAGATTCAATCCTCAGACAACCGAATGTTTTCTATCCATTCACACTCACGAATGAGATGCGACCCGATACACTTGCATTCGACTACTACGGTGATCCAAACGTTGAGTGGATAACGTATCTGTCGAATGGAATCATTGATCCGTATTATGGTTGGTATCTGACCGACGATGAGTTCGGTAAACACATCGAGAACAAATACGGATCCATTGAAGACCCGCAACTTCGCATTCACCATTGGACAGTTAACTGGGCAGACGCCGAGCTCAACGTATCAGTAGGATTTTATGAGAACCAGCCTGAAGTGCTGAAGAAATATTGGATACCCAATTACGGTATTGGTTCGAAGATCCTTTCGTATCGCAGGCGTCAAGATGATTGGACAGTAGACACCAACTGCATAGTGAAGATCGACGTAGACAACGTAAGTGAACCTGGCTTCAGTGTTGGGGAACTCATTGACTTTCGTCGTGATGTGAACATTGGTTTTGGTGAGATTGTTCAAGTTACAGATGGTGGTTCCATATACGTAAAGAATCTGATAGGCACCTACGACGACACTTCTTCCTCGATAGAAGGACACGGAGGGACTTCTGCGTCGATCGTTAGGGTGACTACCCTAGTCCAGAACATCCCTCTGGAGGAGGGAGATTTTTGGGAACCGGTCACTTACTATGATTGGGAAAATGAAAAGAATGAAGCTAATAAGCTAATCACATTGATCGATGTGAACTACGCACCGAGCTTGGCCCGAAGCCTGACCAAATCCCTGAACGAATAAAGGCTCCAGATCACTCCGGAGCCTTCATCTAGTCGATGGTAGTCGACTATTATTCGATGAGAAAAGCGTCGATCGCCTGAGTACCCTGTTCGTCTCCAGGTATGTCGATGTAGATAACCACGATTTTCATGTCGAGATAGCTGCAGAGCATTGGATGCGTCTTCAGCGTCAGATCATCGTTGATGTAAGTGATGGACACTGGTAGTCGAGTAATCACTTTCAGGGTGTTCGGTGGAGTCAGCTCATTTGATTTGATCTGCTCCAGGATCGATCGTGGAAGTTCATCTATCTGAGCCATTAATCACTCTCCTGTTCACGTATCGACTATATCACGATCGCCGGCGTTGTACATCGGTTATTTGGTCTGATCGATTATCCCCACTTGTGGGCCGGAACCATCGGGATTCGGCCGCACCGCGAAGACAAAGGGAAGCGACTTCTGCTGCGTATGAAGCTTGACGTTTTGAATGCGTCGGTTGTCGGAATCCAGGCGCATGGCACAGAAAGTGATGTTGTCCTCACGCTTGACTGCGATCGCGTCTCCCACGAGCCTGAACCGAACTGGCTCATTCCGAACGATGCCGAGCTCTTTTCGAACTCGCTTCCGCTCCGTTGGCTTCAGAGCATCGATCTTCTTGTCCGCTTCATTGAAGCTCGCTTGGATCTCATCGGTGATCATGTTGATTGCAGCCTGAGCCGAGTTGCTGCACTGATTCTGAATGTCGACACTTTCACTTGCATACGCTTGCGTTCCAAGTACTAGAGCCGCTGCAGTTGTCAAAAAGAACTTAACCATAACACACACTCCTCTTCAAATGAGCGGAGGGATTCCGCTCAATTCTCTTGAATCCTGATGATGAAATTCTGACGCTGACCCATAAGGCCACCGACTGTGAAGCTGATGGAACGCTTTGTTCGTCCCCTGAATGTCACCTCACCAAACACACCAGGGATAACAAACGTCCCTGCTCTGATCGCTTGATGAAGCGAGTCGATGATTGCTTGCTCGATTTCATGAGTTCTGGACACGATTTCCTCCTAGAATGATCGCGGATGATTTGAATGTGGGAGGGAGGGATGTTATACCCTCCCTGTTTTGGACGTTCAGAACTCTTTCTTGAAGCAAGTCCGAGCAGCCATTCCCTTCCATCTGTCGGGCATCGCCTTGCGGATGCCGGCGATCTTAGTAGCCATTCGAGCCGACACTTCACTCAAGTTGTGGATGTTCTTGTTCATGAACTCGAGAACATCCCTCTGACAAGTTTTTCCATGCTTCTCGAAGATAGCGTCAGCGATCTGCTCGACTCGAACCATATATTCCTTCATCGTTCTCATCTCGAGAGAGATGTACATGGACCTTGACTTCAGTGCTTCAAAGTGAGGTGCTAAGCGATTGCCGCGCTCGATGTAGTCGTCGAAATCGGTGTTGGTAATGAAGATGATCGTTCCATTGAACTCAAAGCGCTGCTCGATCATCGAGCCATCTTTATCCGACGTCTTTGGAGGAGCTTCTGAGAGATAAGAAACCACCCGAGGACGATTTGTTTGTGAGTCGCAAGCGGCTTTGAGAAGATTGAGAGAAACATCGTCTTGGAAGATGTTGTCGCAGTCGTCGATGACCAGAATTTGACCCTCTTCGCGATGATCCCAAAGCTGCTTAAAGAGAGCCGGAGGAGTCATTTTTCCACTGATGATCGTCGAGTTAACGCCGTTGGGATCAAACGCTTTGATTTTCTCTTCAACGGTATAGGACTTTCCAAGTCCGGGAGGACCAGAGATAATGGTCGCTCGGAAGGCTCCTCCGATAGTTCCTTCAGTGATGTCGGCAATGTCGGCAAATGACTTGGCAATACGTGCATGAAGCTGCTCAGAAGTTTCTTCCTTCTTCGCTTTCGTTTTCGTCGACTTCTTAGCGGAGAGCATTTCCATCACGAGCTTAGCGCCATCCTTGGAGAAATAGACACCTTCTTGAGGAAGGGGCATCCGGGGCCAACCGAGAACATCCAGGAGTTCGTTTTGAATCTTGGACTTTTGAGTATTCCGGGCCATCTTAAAATCTCCAAAGAAGTAAAGGGTTCCACCCCGTTTCCGATGATGCCACAGTAACTCGCACATCAAGAATGTACACCTGCTTCATGAAGAAAAAGCGGTAATTTATCTATTGACATTCATCGTGAACTGGTATATCACGCGTGTCGCGTGCCTGATTGAGTAAAGTCAGGCTGTCCTATGTCCTAGGACATAGGACAGCCGCTAGAAGCTCTCTGGTGATCCGAAGAGAGTGGTGGTATATCACTATACGCCTCTTCAAAAAGACGTCCTACGCCTCTCCAGCGTGCTGCAGTTTTCTGTACATAAGTGAAAATAAGCCTTGACAGCTTTTTTGAAATAAAATTACCACGCACACTGCGAGCCTGATTCGGGAGGTGTCAATGGGCGTACCCGATCATTTCTCGACCGCTGGTGAACGATACGCGCTAGTGGTATTGATCCCTACGTTCAAAATTTAAATCATCCTGCGCCTTCCTGAACGAAGTGAAAAAAGTGGCTATAACCATCATTTTCCTATTCCCAAGCACCGTGATCGTGATATAAATGTAGTCAGTGTTTGACATGGGAGACTTACATGATCGAGTATACCATCCTCAATAAAGATCGCGAGCTTCTCGGTGTTATCGAGAGTAAAGTTCATGAGTTCACTGCCGAAGCTTCTGAGCTTGGTTTCCCGGTCGGTCAATTCCCTGAGAAGATCCTCACCGACATGGGTAATGGACAAGCTTTTGTTCGAGTCTCGGAGATAGGTAGAGACGGTGATCTTCTCTGGGTTTTATATCGCCAAGCTTTGGGATGCATCTCCCTCAAAGTCTTCAACGATTAAGGAACACGACGATGGCCAAAAAGAAGAAGATCAAGAAGCGGTCATCGATAGCTCGCGATCTGCGGACTCCTAAGTACCGTCCGCGGATCATCCCAAACAAGAAGCGCATTGCAAAGGAGAAAGACAATGGCTAAGCTTACTGGAAAGAACGCTCAGATCGCTGACGAAATCACTGCAGTGCTTAAGAAGCACAGCATCTCCCTTCGTTCATATCGTGTCTCGATTGGAATCGGTGGAGAGTTCTCCATCTCAATGAAGTGTCAGGACACCAAAGCCACGGACGGCGATGGAGAAAAGACGTCTCCTCAGAGAGAAGCTTATAAGCGATATGCTTCCTCGTATGGATATAAGCCGGAGTGGCTTGGAGTTGAGTTCATCCATAACGGGCGTCTCTTCATCTTAGAGGGGTTTAATATGGGTAAGCCTAAGAACTTCATCTCGATGATTGAGAAGAGCACCGGCAAGCGCTATATGTGCCCGGAAGGAGACGTCAAGATGAAGCTCATGACGGCTACGCTTAAGAAGCCGGCGTAAAATCTTCAAGGAATGGTAACATGGAAGAAGAAGAATTTATCATAGACAGTGAACACTGGGTGCTTGTCGATATATCGACTAAGGATCTAGTCATGGACATATATGGATCTCCCTGCGTCTTCGAGACTGAGCTAGAAGCGAAGGACTTCCTGGTTCGCTGGGGAACCTTCTACAGATTCACTCCAATGCAAGCGAAGTCACTGCTGCCGCACTGAGTCTTCCAACACTTTTCAAACACGACTCCTCTGAGCTCAGACTAAATAGCTCAGAGGAGTCGCTGTGTCTGGATTTGTTCAACCATCAAAATGTTATATTGAGTACGCGTACATCAACGGCGTTGACATCGTCAAGCACGTTAAGGTAGCACGCGTCTTTGAGACTCTCTGTAAACCCTACTTGACAGGTCAGATCGAGCTCATCGACACCAACAACGTCATCGAGAACATGGGTCTGGTAGGCGGCGAGACTGTGTCGTTCGCCATCAACACTACGAGATCTCGCAGGGACGTTGAGCTTCAGATTCTCTCATTTCAGGGTCAGACATCGACTCACAACAAGCGTGCGATGCACTACACCTTTGAACTCATAGGCTCAGAGTACTTCGGTGATCGAGCGAACATCGTTCAGCAAGCGTTCTCAGGTACTACGGCCACCGATGCGTGCTCGTCTATCTATTCGTCGTACCTAGGTAGCGGTCTCGACGTCATGGTGCCGTCATCGGGTCTCATCGGTAAAGACAATTCATACATCGTCAAGGGAGCTAAACCCTTCAAGGCAGTCTCAGATTTAAAGAAGATCATGACTTTTGGTTCCTATAAGACTGGAAATGTGTTAAACTGGCGCGATCGCGATGGATCACACCTGGCACCCCTTGAGTACCTCTTTCAAACACTCTCAGCTCAGGATACGTTTTATGAGAGGGGAACGTGGGGAGCTTCAGTCGAGGACTTATGGCGCGTGGAGAACGCTATCATAGCGGCTTCGGCGCTCGTCAATCCTGAATCTGGACGAGCTGGATTAAAAGGCGTATCGTCTACTCAGATGGCTGAGAGAAAAGTCATCGACTTCCTCACCAATAAGTCCGTCTTCGATACGATGGCTTCGGGAATGATGTCGGGTGCCGGTGTAGGAATGGGCATTGGTAACTTCCTGGGATCGATCGTTGGGTCTGTAACTGGCGGTCACGGAGGCGAACACAACTACTACATCAACGACTCGTCTAGGATACCGAACGCCAGCGTTCGTCAGACAGACGCTGAGAAAGCGTACGGTGCACAAGTGTCGGGTGGTCCACAGTATACAATTCAAGTTCCCATTCAGTCTGGTCTCAGACTCGTGGTGGGAAAGGGGCTAGACGCTAGGCTCCTTCCTCCCATCGGTGATCAGACATCACCGTTCACTGGAGAATCTCAGGTGGGAGGATTGATGCTCGTCGTCGATGCTATGCACGAAGCGCACACCGACGATACTCAGATGTCGGGTACGTCGACGTTCAGGGTAGCCCGAGGTGGGTTTGGTTAAGAGGAGTAAATACTATGAAGAATATAAACAACGTCATCAACAAACTTCCCGAGAAGCGCCGCGCTAAGATCGCTGCTCGAGCAGATGAACTTATTCAGGAGACGAAGTCTATCGTTCGTCCCGTTCTTAGACCCGCACCGTATGAGCCTAGGCAGATCCTAATCAAGAAAAAGTCAGATGCCTAAGGATCTATGGAAGCGCTTTCAGAAAGTCGCTGCAAAGAGGAGAAATAAAAAGTGAAGATCACATTTGAGCCCATTCGAGAGAAGGCCGTTCCCGAAGCGTGGCTCGTCACGTATCGGGATAAAGAGGGTGCTCTGATCGAGAAGGAGTTCCAGACAGTCTCCAAGAGAGGCGGCGAAGAGGAGTCGTGGAGAGCCTACGTTCAAGTGAAGAACCTGGGCGAGTTCATTGAAGCTGTAAGAGTCTGCTGATGCACTTGGAGAATGATCGAGTAGTCGTTGGGTTCGGGTCAGCTTCGTTCTCGCTGCCCTTGTCCGCATGGGAAGATAGAAGTGAGCTCTATGAGTACGTCGACCGCTCCTTGAAGTCAAACGGACAGAAGTCGATGGACTACGACGCGTTCATCGAGAAAGCTGAGAAGCTCGATCTTCTATGGAGAGCCAGGCAGCTTCAAGGTAAGTGGCGCGACGAGGAATCCCATCATTGACGACTAATCAAGTAACGGGTCCATGGGCATCGGGCTCCTACGGTACATCCGGCACATTCATCGGCGAGATCGTCAATATAAATGACCCCCTGAGACGCAACCGCGTTCAGGTTCGAATCCACGGCTATGAGAACGACAAGGGACTGATTCCGGACGATAAGCTGAGCTGGTACTCAGTCCTCTCGACGTCCTCTTCTCAGCTCGCGGGCTCATCTTCGACACACTCCTACTATCCGGGCGCTAAGGTCCTGCTGACGATGGCTGGGACTGAGATGATCGTGATGGGAACGACCGCCGGATTCGACTCCGACAAGAGAAGGAGCGGATCATCTTCTGGATCGAGCGAGCAGCCCGACACGCCCCGCCAGGTTCAGGGAAAGGGGAAGGAGCAGTCGGGTGCCCGCGACGGAGAGGGAAAGGACACCACCACACCCACCTCACGTGATCCCAAGACCGATAAGCCCTATCAGGAACCCGATGAGCAGGACGCATACAAGGACTCCAGAGACCGAGCACCGTTCAAGAAAGGCGAGAAGGCTAAGAAGCCCGATGATAAGTCGATAGGCAACATCAAGAACACACAGGGCGCGGACATCCTCCAGATGATCAAGGGAATGGATGGAAACGCATCCGGTGCCATTAAGGCCGGTGTCGACCTGATCCAGAAGCTCCGTCAGTCCTCGTACGGAACGTCTCAGGAGATGATCGGTTCGGGACTAATGCAGCAGGCCGCGTCCCAGGCGGCCTCTGACTTCTCAGCGCCTCCCCTCTTGAACTTAACTGAGATCGTCAGGGAACTACTCGCTTGCTGGAAGATCATATCCGGAGCGACTTCCCAGAGCATCAAGAGCCTGGCTCTAGATGGATCCATCACGAGACTAGCGGACTCTCTGACTCCCGACGTTCTCCAAGTATCGAGCTCCGTCCCAGCCTCGATAGAAAACTGGTCGAACGACCTCAGCGTCTCGAACCTACCCGACAACTCAGCTTATCTAGATAGGATCAGGACTGAGTACCTGACTGGTTTGAATCAGGCATGGGCGGGAATCACATCGTACCTGAATCGAACGGCTGATCAGGCAGGGGGCGCGGGCGGACTCATAGCGATGTTCAGGGATCCGCAGGCGTTCTGCGACTTGTCGTCGATCCTGGCCAACATCGGGAACTCGATCGGAACCTCTCAGTCGGAACTAGCGTCCATCGGCAGATCCGCTGTCGGCACCGCGCTCGCCGGCGGTGTTCAGGGCGCGGCATCGGCATCTTCATCGCACGGGCCCGCTGGGCAGGCACTGAGCATGATCATGAACGCCTTCGCATCGAATCCGATAGCGCAGAGCGAGATATCGGGAAGCATCAACCCGCAGAGCCTGCTGAAGATCCCGCTGAAGTACGCTAAGAAGCGCGAGAACGATCCGCAGAAGAAGTTCACCGAGATGTTCGGGCAGGTGAGCGGTGCACTTCAGCAGCAGATCATGAGCGCGGGCAGTTCTGGATCGGGAAGCGGATCATCGGGCGGAGGAGGCGGGAACACCGAACCCATCACATACGACTACGTGACGACCGCTACGATCGGCGACTACATACTGCCTCCCGCCACGAGTTCACAGGCAACGAGCGGCACTGGAAACAACGCCCTGATGACGCCGTGGTCCACAGCACAGGCGATCGCAGCTGCTGGAGGATCATCGGCCGGATTCCAGCAGAGGTACTTGTACACAGCCTCCGCCGGGCAGACGACGATCACGGGCACAGACACATACGGGCTGGTGCTGAACTACACACCGGGATACGTAGAGGTAGTCGTGAACGGCATCTGGCTAGCACCGTCGGACTACACCGCGACATCGGGCAGCTCGATCACGATCGACAGGTCACTGAACGCGGGAGACGAAGTCTACGTGTACGCCATCAGCCCGTTCGCAGCCGTGAACACCTACGACAAGAGCCAGAACGGTGCGGACATCATCGATCCGGATGCGTTCCGCAAGAACATCGGTGTCGCGGAGAAGAACTACATCCTGAACGGTGCTATGATGGTCTCGCAGGAAAATGGGACGGCGTCTAGCTCCACTAGCGGTTATTATCCGGTGGATCAATTCTTCGCGTTTAACTCATTTTCCGGAGTTCTAAATGCGGCCCAAGTTACTTCTACCACACCTAGCGGTTCTCCGAACAGGATTCGCTTAACTGTAGGAACTGCGGATACCTCCGTAGCCGCTTCAGACAATGGGGGCATTATTCAGTCGATAGAGGGATATAGACTAGCTGATCTGCTGTTTGGAACAGCTTCTGCCCAGACAGTCGTCCTCCGTTTCGGCGTCAAGGCGCCTGCTGGTACTTATTGTGTGGCTTTCAGGAACAACGGCAATACCCGTTCCTACGTAGCTGAGTACACAATCTCAGCCGGTGAAGCCAACACCGACGTGGTTAAATCAGTCGTTGTTCCCGGTGATTTGGCAGGAACGTGGTTGTCGAACAACGGAATAGGAATGCAGACAGCCTGGTGTATCATGGGCGGCACTACATATCAGACGACCGCTGGAAGTTGGGTTTCGGGAAATTACATATCTTCACCGAATCAGGTGAACTTTATGGCTACTGTTGGTAACGTGTTCGAGCTGTTCGACGTGGGTCTATACGAGGGCTCAATCGCGCCGGACTTCCACGTACCTGATTTCGCATCGGAGCTGGCTCTGTGCCGACGCTACTTTATTCCGATCGCGCCATCCACTTTCTTCGGTGGGGGAACGCTGCGAACCGGAGGAACAGCCGGTTATGGATTTATACCGTCTACACCCATGAGAGTAACGCCTACGATATCTACATCGGGATTGTCTACGATTGGGGGAGATACGATAGTCGCAGTGTCTTCTATAGCTATAAGTAGCTACACGGGCTCAGGGTATCTCGCAAGTCCGAGCATGTCGACTTCAGGAGGTGGGCTGGGCTACGGTTTCGTATTCTATCAGCAAACTGGTAAAAACGCACTCAACGCAAGGATGTAGCATATGACTAAAGCACTTGACAGAGCACTGGCTCTCGTGATCGACAAGAAGAACTACATCGTGAACCCGGCGATGATGATCTCACAGGAGAATGGGACGACCGCTGGAACTACCAGCGGATACTATCCCGTAGATCAGTTCTTCATGCCGATCTCGACTACGGGCTCGCTATCCGTAGCGCAGGTAGCGAGCCCGACACCAGCTGGATCACCGAACAGGATTCGAGCCACGGTCGCATCCGCTGATACCTCGATCGCGTCCGGTGAGTACGCGCTGATCATGCAGAACATCGAGGGATACCGTGCGGCTGATCTTCTTCTGGGGACTTCATCGGCTAAGACGTTCACACTCCGCTTCGGTGTTCGAGCTCCGGCTGGTACGTATTGCGTATCGTTTAGGAACGCGAGCAACAGCAGGTCATACGTTGCCGAGTATACTATATCAGCTGGTGAAGCCAACACGGACGTAGTGAAGACCATTACGTTATCGGGAGATCAGTCGGGCACGTGGCTTACGAACACAAGCATAGGTATCGCGGTGATATGGGGCTTAGCCGTTGGGTCAAATTATCAGACGGCGTCGCCGAACGTATGGAACGGTGTGAACTATCACGCTACGTCCAACCAGTTAAACTTCATGGGAACTGTAGGAAACGTCTTCGAGCTGTTCGATGTCGGACTATATGAAGGCAACACAGCGCCGGACTTCGTCGTTCCGGACTACGCATCTGAATTGAGAACGTGTCAGAGGTACTGGGAAAATCCATGGTTTTCAGGTATGTGGCTTGGAGGCGGTTCATTCTCTAACATCTACGCACCTTGTTACTTCTTACAAAAGCGAGTTGTCCCGACCGCTACGCTTCCCAGTTCCACTAACGTTGCGTGGAACACTTCCGGTGGAGTTACTACGCCGTCTTCTTTTACTTTTGGTATATCGTCTGCTAGTTCAGGATATATAAAAGTAGATGGTACGGGATTGGGAGGTATCACTCCCTTCGGTTTAAAATTAAACGCAAGGATGTAGAAACACATGGCAGAATATCGACTAACTGATACAGACGTAGTAGTCAGGATCGCGGACAACGCCTGCATACCCAGTGATCCGGGCAACTCAGATAGAATCGCTTATGAGAAGTGGCTGTCGGACGGAGGTGTTCCCGATCCATATGTAGCTCCACCACCTCCCGTTCCAGCGTCGATAAGCGATCGTCAGTTCTTCCAGCAGCTGGCTGTTCAAGGCATCATCACCCAGGACGACGCCATCGCTTCGAACGCCGCGGTCATCCCCCCTCCGCTCCTGTCGATCATCAGCGGTATGCCCGCAGACCAGCAGTTCGGGGCTAAGATGCTGGTGGGTGGTGCCACGGTCTTTGAGAGGAATCATCCGATGACGATAGCCATCGGGACTGCGTACGGCTGGACTTCTGAACAGGTAGACGACTTCTTTCGAGCGGCGTCCCTGCTGTGATCGGTCTGCTTATACAGGTGCTGTGTACGGCCGTACTCATCTTCCTAGCGGGGTGTGCACTGTACTTGTACATCGGCATCGTCTGGTATATAATCTCAGGAGAGGAGTAGTGACGATGTGGAGAGCGATGATGATCATAGGATACTTAGTAGAGGCTATCGTCTATCTGGGATGCTCGTTCATAGTGCTGGAGATGTGGAGCACGAGGGGTATACATGGATTCTGATGTGTGTAGGTGCGGTAAGCCGCATGGTCCTGGTCCGAGACACACCGAGCGCTGGAGGAAGCGGTTACAGGAACTGAAGAGGGAGCATGAAGAGCGTGAGCTGGGCCAGGAACGTACCGAACATGAAGGGAAAGAAGTCCCTGCTGTTCTCGGACGACGAGATCAAGAACCATCGCGAGAAGCTCAACGAGATCTTTGACTGGAAGCTGGCGCGTGATGAGATACCCGAGCTCGTAAGTGGAACGGCTTGGGACTCGAACTGGGACTCAGTCTACGACGTGTGGTACGACTGGGAAACCCACTACGATACATAGGATCGCGCGGTATACCACTGATTCGGGTCGATGTCAACTGTAAAATAGCCGTTTACTTCTTCGTGAAGAGGATTATAGTCTGATTCACGATCGAGCAACGGAGACCACGACGATGACCGACCTAACTGACTCCCAGAGAACCATCTTGAACTGCTACGGCTCAAAAGCTATTCGGGACTTCGTCAGGGACGGTACGCTTCCCGACTCTCCCGAAGTCAATGCTCGGATCGCCAAGCGGTGCCTCTGGGAAAACCCGGTTTCCTGGACATTCGGGAAGTGGTTCTACGCCGACTACGTAAACGCACAGTTCAGGAACGGTCGAGTCGCGGTGCGGAGGTTCACCAACCCAGACGGTGAAGTACGGTATACGGTGGTTGGTCCCAACGGCAAGTGGTCTGATAGCCTGACTGAGGAGCAGGCTAAGAAGTACCTGAAGTCCCAGAGGAAGAATGGTCGGCTCGTCTACTTGAACGAGAAGGAAGTCAAGAATACCGAGAGCGACTGGGTCCACGCACTTTCCCATTGACATCTTCGTGATGGTGATTTAGACTTGATCTATCTGCAACCTAGAGGAGACTACGACGATGACCAAGAAGAAAGCCGTAGGTAAGTCGCTCAAGATCGGTAAAGTCGACGTCCGTGAATGGACTCTTCCCAGGCTCGAGGAAGCACTTCAGGAGTTCGACGTCGAGAAGATCGTAAAGGACGCCGTCGCTGAAGTTCTGGAGTATGCCGTTGAAGGCGATTCGTTCATGCAGATGGCTGAGAAGTACGATCCGACTGAGCCTCTCAAGTTCAACGTCGAGCTGCCCCTGGGAGACATGGAGTACTCAGGACCCATGCTTCAGTTCAACTTCTCCGAAGCTGTTCGGATGTTCATCGACTTCCAGACGGAGGGTGTTGATGGAATGTTCACTGGGAAGAAGCGAGTCCACGCACAGGCCATCAGGGATGAGCTTCTTCACCTAGCAGCTGAACTCGACAAGTACCTGCCGGTCGGAAAGACACCTAGGAAGAAGAAGAGCAGTTGACATCCTCTTCACGATGATGTAGACTCGAACCATCTGCACACGGAGTTTAGACCATGAACGAATGCGTGATTCTCCAGAAGGACTTCGATCGCCTCTGCATCCTGAAGCACAAGACGGATGAATTCACAGCGGAGGCTTCCGACCTAGACTTCCCAGTCGGTCAGTGGCCCGCCTACATCAAGACCGACGTAGGAAACAGTCAGCCCTTGGTTCTGTCCACTCTGGAGTACATAAGTGATGAGCTCCAGTACTGTCTCTATCGCCAGCACCTGGGAACCGTCACGATGAAGATCTTCAACGACTGAGAAGGTGAGAGATCATGAAGTGTGTGGCTGTAGTCGACGTCGTAGACGATGAAACGGTAGCTCATCTCTTTGAAGATCTACTGGAGTATGAGGGGAAGCTCATCGACTTTGATGTGTGCCCAGGAGAGAGTACGGTTAAGATAGTAGTCTTATTTGAAGGTAGGTCGAGCGCTTCCGACTTCATCAGGGTTGTCCGGCCTCAGTCAGATCTGGAGTACATCACGACTGCGATCAAGGAGATTTAAAGATGCCTATCTCAACGAAGAGGTTGATGGAGCGCGAGCGACAGCGGATCATCGCCTGGTGCGATCGCAGGGACGCCGTCTTCAGTCTGTACAGAAGACACTACTGGAATAAGTTCAGGGATGCATGGACGGAGTTCACGGGAGAGATGAGATGCATACTACGTTCGTTCTGATCCTGATGTGGGTTTCGCTAGGTGGCACAGCTCTGACGTCTGTTCAGGGATACCATACTAAGGAGCTCTGTGTGGATGCTGGTCAAGCCGCGGAGAAGAAGAACTCGAACTTCTCCTTCACGTGCATTCCGGGTCCTGGAACCGTCTACGAAGCTCGGTAGAAAACTCATGGGCATCGATGCTATTGACATCTCATTCACGCTGGGTATAAAGCTCAGTATAGGATCACGTAAGGGGTAGAGGGATCGATGAAGTCGCTGTTCAAGAAGATCAACGGGATGAAGTGGTACTGGAGAGTGCCGGTGACCATCGCGATTGGTGGAGTCGGTACCGCTTTTTCCACTGGGCTGGTGTACCTGATCATTCAGGGAATAGCCTGGGTAGGAGGAGCGCGCGCCTTACTCTACATCCTTTGTGCTTGTCTGGCTTACTTCATGGGTCAACTCATCCTGAGCATCTACGATGGAACTTCTTCAGGAAGATAGGAGAGCGATCATGGTCAAGAAGCTACCGATGCCTCGAGTTCAGAAGCCGGTCACGCCGGAGATTCCCGATAAGCCGTCCGAGGCTATCCTCGCGGCGCTTCAGGACTTAGAAGCCGCCGAGAAGACGCCGGGATACGTCATCGATATGTACTCATGGTTCAGCGTCGACTGTGAGTACGGGTATGAGTGCGCGGTGTGTCTGGCTGGAGCTGTTATAGCCCGCGCCGGGCAATCAAAGATGAACATCCGTCCCGAGGACTTCGACAAGAAGACTCAGGGCAAGCTTCTGGCCCTGGACAGCTTCAGATGCGGGGACGTCTGGGAAGGACTGTACAACTTCTATGAGAAGAGGCCGAAGTCAGCCAAGGATCTTCCCGTTCACTTCGGCGTCATTTCCTATGAAGTTAACCCAAAGGGCTTCAAGCAGGACATGAAGAAGCTGGCTGAGATGCTTGCGTCCAGCGGTCACTGAAGGAGAAGTCCAATGTGGTTCATAGCCGTTATGGGAAAGCCCGCTACCCTGCGTGAGCTCTATGCCATCTATAAGCTTCCGACGACCGCTCTGACTGTCTGGGAGAAGGACTCATACATCGCGAGCGAGAGTCGAACTGGAGCTCAGATGTCCCTGAAGAAGCACGTCTTCCTGTTCTGGGAGGACCGACCGCTCTCAGTCGATGTGATTAAGATCGAAAAGGGCTGAAGTAGGCTATTTACATCTTCACGATGATGGTATAGACTCGAATCATCGGATTGAGTCTCTGGGGAATCACATGCATCGGTATCTGTTTCTGGCAAGCGACATCGAGAAGATGAGGGGTCGAATCCACGAGGACGGCCCCGAGATCGGGCACTGGAGAACGCACGCTTCGGTCTTGGGTATCGGTAAAGGAGTCTGGCCTCTTCAGCTCGAGACTAACATGGGAAACGGAAAGCCCTTAGTCCAGACGAGATCGATGTGGGACGGAAAGATCCTGTACGTCGTCTACACACAAGTCGACTCCACACTGACTCTGAAGGTGATCGCAGATGACTAAGCTTACCAAAGAAGAGATTAAGAGGGGACGTGAGCTGGCGCAGGCTCTTCTCGATCGCGACGGACCCAATGAGTTCTATCAGAGGTGCGCGGCATGGGCTCGGAAGGGAACACTGACTCGTCCTCAGTTCGATAGGCTCCAGCTTATGGAGGCAAACCGCCCCGTGAAGAGGAAGCGGTTTCCCACGTATCGCTCTAAGGCACCCATCACACTAGCTCAGATCTCATAGGAGGAGACGATGAAGGAACTCATTCACATCGACACGTCGGACTGCGGGCGCCTGCACTGCGACAACCCCGAGTGCAAGTACGTTCTTCCCGAAGCACAGGACTGGGGCAAGCACTTGATCGGCTATCTGTGCCCGAAGTGCGGTTCAGATATGCTCACCGAGCGCGACTATCGGGACATGGAGAAGACGATCAGGAGGATCGGCTGGATCAACAAGTGGTTTGGTCCAGTGTTCGGCAGGGAGTGGAATCCCAGCGATCCCCGGAATAAGATGGTGTCTGTTAGGCACCACGACGGGCACGTGATTCTCGACGAGAGGAGAGAGTGATGCTAAGGGCTATCAAGAAACTGTATTTCAAGTGGTTCGTCGAGGAAACGATCGGCTATCGACTAAGAATGCTTCATCGACACTGGGACGCTGAGCAGGAAGCGAAGCGGGCTGGTCGGGAGTTCGAGAGAGTTCCAGAATCTCTCCTGATGCAGATGTAGGAGAACGAAGATGCCTGAAATAACCGCTACTAAGACCGTCAAAGTGTATGCTAAGACGCTCAAGATTTGCTGCAAAGTCAGTGATACGTTCAGTGCGCAGCTTGTAGATCAGGATGGTGAGGAGATCCATTCGCAAGATGATGGGTATGTTCCGGGTTTCATGCCCGGTGATCACTACGGCGACTACGTCATCCTCGACGTAGATCTCGACACTGGGCAGATCGTCAACTGGAAGAAGCCGAGCTCGGAAGAAATCGAGGAGTGGATCAAATAATCTAATTGACATCCACTTGAAGAAGTTGTAGAAGAATCAAAGGAGCGTTGTCTGGGAGCTCCTTCACCGATCCCAGACGCAACATGGAGCCTGAGAGCTATGAAGTGTGTTCAATATTGGGGAAAGAATAAAGAGCAAGTATCGATCGTCCGTGTATCCGATGAGGTCGCTGCATCGATGGTCAAAACGCGCGACTGGAAGTACTGCCCTAAGAGTCTCTGGAAAGAGCGGGAGCGCGCGGAAGAGCAGTTGACACCTTTGTGAAGGTGTTGTAGACTCTCAATCACTGTTGACCTACGTACTGGAGGCATACGCCCGTGAAGGTATACGTGAATCAAGACTTCGCAGCCAATGAGTCAATCCAAAAGACGCTGGAGATCATCTCCAGGCATCGGGGAAGGATCATTGAGTTCATCGCACACGGTCCGGCCGGTGGAAATCCGTGCATCATGGTAGCTTTCGACAATCGTCGGGATGCTATGGGATTTCTCCGGGAGTGCCAACCTCCCGGTGAGAGCGATGAGTTCCTTCGTTCCCAGGTTCACCAGCTCCTGAAATAGGAGTATTCACTGGTTCTCGGGTGTGAGAACCAGTGATTTTCATTTTCAAAAAAATCAAGGAAGATAAAATGACCGACACACTGCCCGATAAACCATCCGAACTCATTCTTCTCGCTCTCGAAGATCTGGAAAAAACCGAGAAGGATTATCGATACAAGATCGACATGGACGTCTACCACGATCGCTTAGTCGGTAATGGTATGATATGCTCCGTGTGTCTGGCTGGAGCGGTGATGGCTCAGCGCTTGTCTCCTGATAACACAGATCGATGTCTGATGCCAGGCTATTTTAATACTAAGATCCGTGATAAACTCTATGCTCTGAATAGCTTCAGGCAAGGGGAAATCTACAGTGGTCTATACGAGATGAACAAGAGTTTCTCTCGCGATGATGTAGATCAGATCGATGCGTTCGTAACACCGTACGAACTCGATCCCGGTGAATTTAAGTCGGATATGAGAAGATTAGCTCAAGAATTGAGTGATATAGGTCTCTAGATATCCCACGAGTGAATGTAAAGAAGCCGGAAGGGGAAATCCTTCCGGCTTTCGTCGTTCATCCAGCGATCTTCTATCGACGAAAAGTGTGCCAGGCAAGCACTATCCAGAAAAATACGCCGAAACAAAGGCACACCGGCAGATAGAAAAAGATCGCCGATGCCCAACCAAGATCACCTCGAGTGTCCTTGTTAGTCCATGTATTAGGGCTAACGCCATAGATGAATGTGATGTCGATCCACATCATCATACCCAAGACAATCCACAGATCCAAGCTAAACCAGCTAGAACAACACTCATTTTAATCCATTCTCTTTGACATCAGGATCACCCCAGGATGATTTGGAACTCTTCTATAGGATTTCCCATTCAGATCACGATTTGTATTTCTTTGTCGGTCTTGTTCTGAAAAGCGATATCATCATGATGATCAGCACGACGATGGAGGCGAACAGAGCGATGACAAAGAAGAAGCTTAGGACAAAAACGAAAGCTACTTTAAGTGCAATTAGAATAAGCGCGAGCAATATGTTATCCTTCTTTTTGAAAGAACGGGCGCGTGAAGTCCCGTTCTTCTGATACGTTTATGTATCCCTCTACTGTAAGCACGCCCTGAATGAAACCGAGCCACCTATTGGCTTTACCCGATTCCATATCACCGCGAAGCATCCAGAGCATCCATCTCAAGTGATGTAAGCTTGTACCTGGGTTATGCTCACAGATGCCTAACCCAGTATGCTTATCGAGTAGAGTGTCGTATCGATCGATGATCTCAGTCGGAATCGCTGACATCACTCTTCTCAATCTGTTGAATCTTCGGAGCGGAGTCAGCCAGCCCCGGGAACTGCATAGCTACTCGAGTGATGTACGCTTCGATCTCAGATCGAGCTTCGTGAACCAGATCCTCTGAGTGCTCATTCAGAACACGCGTCTCGAACACGATATTTGACTCGAGATTATCTACCGGCTGAATGAGCATATCCCTGAACTTCTTCAGGTCAGCCCTCTTCGGTGTTCCATTAGCCATAAGATCATCGAAGAAAGCAACGGCTTCCCTAAGCTTCTCAGCTCGACGGGAAACAGCCAGAGCGATCTCCTTCTCACGCCTCTGAGCGTAGGTCTCACCTTCAATCTCAGGAAGCTGAACGAGAGGACCAGTGTGCTTGGAGCGAATCGTACACGGAACACCGGTTCCGGTGTTCAGACTGGAGATGAATGAAGCCCACGCTGCTTCCGAAAGCCAGAGGGACATCTCCTCGACTGTATTGTAGTGCCTGCGGGATCTATGAAGGATCTCCTCGTGTGAACCCATCACGCGAACTTCGATGAATCCATTGTGTCGGATGTTCGAACCATAAAGATCAACTCCGCCGTGCACGCGGGATGCGCTTATCTGACCGAACGCCGGATGAGATTGCACTTCAGTCTCATCCCCGAACGACTTAGCTTTTGTAATAGTCGGCTTCTCACGTTTGCTCATGTTTTCCTTTCTTTCTAAATCGATTTACTAGATCACAAGTGTTAAAAAAGAGTAGCGTTGAAACTGCTGCTGTGTATGTTAAGCCACATCATAAAAAACAATAACCCCATCAAAAAGACAAGAGGCCACATAGTCCAGAAGAACAGAAATGAAACGATTTTTCCCAATGTTACATCGGCGCAGAACATATCTGCATCGACTCTATAGTTATTCTCTAAAAAATGCGTATGAGAAAACGAACGAAATAAAACCGATAGCCATGTACCAGAGAACAAATTCAATCATGTCTCTTCTTTCTTTCGTTGATTTCTTCGGATTCGTCTGGGAATCCATTCATAGGGTCTACACTCAGACCACGCACCCGGCTCAGCGGTGCCGAACCCAGCTTCAGTACAGACTATATTACTCCATCCCACCCGATGAATATACTGGTGTTTGAGTTTCGTGAGTGGGATGGAGTCTCTACAGTACTGACACTTCATCTAGAAGCTTTGCCTGTCTTACCGAGCGTTATACCAGCGAGCACACCGTTCAGCATGTTCGTAGACGCCTGAACTGAAGCGTCGATGTTTTCACAGACCGATATATTCATATTTTTTCTGATCTCATCAGCGGAATATATAAGATCATCGGCAATTGATTTAAGCTTTCCCGACATTCTCTCGTTTCCAGTGTCGAGAAATGAGTCAGAGAGTTCGTATAAACGCCTGCTACGCGCTTCGATTAGCTTTAGAGCGTCGACTATTTGATCGTGCCACATCTTCGCTTTCCTTTAAAGGACCAGAAACTGCGAGCAGTTCCAGCGATCCAAAGCTTTGTTCAAGTGACTGAGGTGAAGTCCAGCGTCGGGATCAACCCAGATCAAGTTCTCAGCATCTGTGAATCGCGCGTCATCGAACGCGATCCAATCATCGATCTTAGGATGACGTGACAACCACTCAAGAACAGCGTCTTCTCTGCTAAGAGTTGGATACTTCGTCTTCATATCCGAGTGAATGAAGTCCCCGGAAAATCCATAAGCGATCATCTGCTCATCGATGTCGGGAATATCATCCCACGACTGATTGTGTGTGGAGTTGAAAACGACCAGAGCACCGGATTTCTCACATAGAACTTTTAGAACAGCGAGAGGAATAGGTGCTAAGATTCGATCAGCCGACGCCATCGGATCGATCAAAAACATGCTAAATGGAATGACCGGCCCATCGATGTCGAGAAATACTACACGTCCGCTCATTTAAGTCCCATCATCTTCCTGCGACCGAAGATGTCGCAATTCATGATCGTAGTTGCGTTAAGCTTTTTCTTCAAGACAGAAACGGTGATTCCGTGCCAATCTGACCGATACGGTTTCCCGTCTACAACGTAGAGATAATCACCAAAGATCGGATAATCGTCTTCGAGAACGCGTTCATCGAGTTCAACGCTCATGGTCACACCTTTCATTTTGATGTGACCATTATAGTCTACTCAATTCCGTAAGTAAATCGTTTATTCTCGAACGAATTTTACGGCACCTAGATCCGTTGAGTGACATACAACCCATCCTTCAAACGGAGTGCCCTTATTAACTTTGATAGCCCAGATCACCGTCTCAAAATTCTCATCTTTACGTCGATCGTTTAGCTTGGGAAACTCGATAACTTTCGCCATATCTGGTTCCTCTTCATATCAACGAACTCTGAAATTCTAAACTATTACATAGGTGTGTATACCCGTAAAAGTCGACTAAATAGTCTGAAATCATGAAAAATTGGAGATGAACTTGAGTGATAACTTAAACATCGCATCTATATTCTTAAACGATGCTATGAATGCAATCGATCAAGCGGAGATAGAAGTTGCTGCTAAAGACAAACAGATCAAAGAGCTTACTGGGCTTCTTAAAGAAGCTACTGATCGCGTCTCTCAACTTAGCAGAGAAGTGATAGCGCTTCAGAAGCACGTTGCATATGACTATGCACTTGAAAAGAAGCACCAAGAACTCAAAGAAGCGATTCAAGAATACTCAGATTACGCTGTGGAATTTAGTAAGAAGCAAGCCGATCGAATCACTGAGTTGGAAAAGAAGCTCGCCGACAGCAGCTGGAATAATGAGTACTACAGGACGATGTATGAAAGATAATCAAGTGTGTCCAGTATGTGATTCACTGATCTCATCGATCTGGATGTGCACCATATTCAATTGCCCTGAACACATCAAGCAGAAGTGCGCCGAAGATCGTAAAAAATATCTAGAGTCGACTGCTGGAAACGACGAGGAAGAGAAAGATGGCGGACGTTAATAAGCGCTTTCCTGAAGGTGAGCTCACGGCGAAGAAGATAGTCCCAACTGAGGAGTTTGGACTCCTCAAAGTGATCGAGTGGCCTGATGGAACTATCATTCATCTGAACACGAAAAAAGGTGAGGAGAATATGAGGATTTATCACTCCTCTGGAAGCTATTCTGAGTTCAGGAGCGACGGTACGAACGTTCAGTTCACATCTAACAACTCTATCTCGTATCAGAAGGGTGGAGTAACCATCACCTACGATCACAACAGTGATACGAAGGGAATGGGGCAAGCTCGCCTCTCAGTCTCGCATGACACTCACATCGAAGTCGCTAAGAACGCATCTATTGTGATGAATGGTCAGTGCGACCTACACTCGACTGGGCATTTGAAAGTATCGGCTGCCGGCGACTTGTCACTATCTACTGGCTCAGGAAGCATCGTTCTCGCAGCCGAGAGGGATATTGAGATGAAAGCCAAAGGAGGACGAGTGCTCATCCACGGTGAGGGAGGTGCCGTTCAGATCACGTCGAAAGATGGAGACATTCACTTAGAAACAGGAGCCGATATCGTCAAAGTTGCTAAAGGAGATATTAAAGCAACGGCTCAAGGCAATATCTCAGATTCTGCTCAGGGTTCAATCACGGAGTCTGCTCAGCAGTCGGTGAAAGTCGAATCTCAAGGTGCGGACGTTACCATCAACGCTTCTACAAAAGTTGAGACGTATGGCGCTAGTGAGGGAACTAAAGCGCAAAAGGGAGGAGCACACGCCCCTCCCACGACTTTCCTGTGATCATTGGTTTCTGGATACTTTGTACTTACCGATGAACTCAAGGGAATCAGCAATGATCTCCTTGAGTGAAGCTATCCGTTCTTTAGACTGCTTCTCATGGCCGGGAATTTCTCGATCTACTGTGATGATGTCGACCATAGCCAACATTCCCTCAGATCGAACGCGCGCAGCAAAATCAAGAAGCTCTTGACCCGTAGCTTGCTTGATAGAGTCGTTCATGAACTTCTCGAGTGATTGCGCTAGAAGTTCAGCCAAGACTTCGTTAGGGTTAAACTTCTCGATGTCAGCGTCGCACAGCATCAGATCGGTTGCTAGAGCTTCAAGGGGCATATCAAACGGTTCATATCCGTTTTCACGGGAGTTTTTCAGAGCTTCACGAACGAGGATTGATAGTTCCTGAGTCATCACGAAGTCCTCCTGAAAGTACTTAGATTTCGAGTATACCATAAACACAAGCATCGGTAAATAGCCCTAAATAATAGAAAATGCAGTATTTAGGGAGGCTTCTCTGGCCCGCGCAGACAAATTTACTATCGAGAGAAAGAAGCCGATCATATATTCGGATTTTACGCCGAATCTCGATAAAAATCCGTTAACAGGACTGCTCGCTCGCTTGACGAACGAAGACTCAGTCAAGAACTCAATTAAGAACATCTGTATGACGATGCGGCGTGAGAGATTCAATCAACCGCTGGTGGGAACTAAACTATCTAACTCAGTGTTCGAATTCAACGATCCAGCGGCTCTAAATGAGATGAAGTCTACACTCGAAGATTCCATTCGAACTGATGAACCACGTGCACAGAACGTGATTGTCAACGTTCAGAGCAATCCTAATAACGTAAATGAGGTTAGAGCTGCTATTACGTTTTCGATGGTGAACATTCCTGAACAGATATCATTTGAAGTTATACTTAAGAGAGCAAGGTAAGAATGGCTAATACATCTAGTACGTTTACGGAGTTAGATTTCCATGCGTTAAAGAACTCGCTCATCAACTTTGCGCGATCTCAACCGCAGTTTAAAGACTACGACTTCGTCGGGTCTGATATGAACGTCCTCATCGATATTCTCACTAAGAACACTGAAAAAGGTGCTTGGTGGACGAACATGGCTATCTCTGAAGCGTTCTTAGATTCGGCTCAGCTTAAATCATCGGTGTTTTCTCAGGCTAAGCCTCTCAACTACTGCCCGCGATCGAGGCGATCGACGATGGCTCGTGTTCGCGTTAATTTCAATGCATCCGGTGTAAATCAACCGTACATCATTCAGAAAGGACACTCATTCAACACACTGATTAAGAATCAGTCATTCGTCTTCTCGATACCCGAAACGCTTACAGTCGCTTCAGCCAATAATTCATTCTCATTTGAGACTGACATATATGAAGGAATCTACGTAAAAGATTCGTACGTCTACGTATCGGATGAGATCAATCCGTTTCCTCGTTTCAAGATCACTAATCCAAACGTCGATACATCTTCTCTGACTGTTGCTGTGTATGAAGATGGTTCAACGGTGGCTGATACATATAAGTTCACTAAGTCTCTTCTAGGAATTGATGATAAATCTAAAGTGTACTTTCTACAAGCAGCTGAAGATGGAAACTATGAGATCTTGTTTGGAGATGGAATCCTCGGTCGCGCTCCTAAACAAAATTCGATCATTATTCTCGATTATCGAATCTCGAACGCTGATATCTCCAACGGTGCGTCGATATTCTCGATAAACTTTGATCCGACTGGTTCATCTACCGAGCTTACTGGAGGAAGTAATAATCCTAATATCACGACGCTGATTCCAGGTTCTGGAGGCGCCGTTTCGGAATCTATCGAATCCGTCAGATACTACGCTCCCAGAGCTTATCAAGTTCAGGAGAGAGCTGTTACCGCTCAAGACTATGCTATTCTTCTTAAAACGAACTTTCCAGAGATAAACGCTGTGGATGTCTACGGTGGTGAGGAAGAAAATCCTCCTCTCTTCAGAAACGTCATCATTTCAGTTGATCTCAACGGCATTGACGGTCTTCCGGATTCTAAAAAGTCTGAATACACTGACTTCATCAAAGCTCACAATCCGCTCGTCATAATTCCAATCTTTAAAGATCCAATATTCACGTACATTCATGTTGATACGTTAGTTCGGTACAACATAAACATATCTCCAAGTTCAAAAGAGCTGATCTCAGCTCTAGTGGCAGATGCTATCTCATCGTATAATCAGGAGAATCTCGACGATTTCCAAGTAACGATGCGTTATTCAAAGTTAGTTCAAGCTATCGACAACTGTGAGCCTTCGATCATATCGAATATCACAACACTTCAGCTGTATAAAAAGATCACACCGCAGACTGGTGTTCCTCAAACTCTATCTTTGTCCTTTGGTATTCCCTTAGCTTCTGGTCAAATTGATGAAGCTGGGGCTGCGTTTGGCTTTGATTCTGTGATACGTTCATCGATCTTCACTTTTAAAGGCGAAGCTGTTCTTCTTAAAGACGATGGGAATGGTGGAATTCACATCATCCGAAGAAATGCTGCTTCGTTTTCTTCAATTCAACAGATTGGTACTGTGAACTACGACACAGGTGATCTTAATATAAGCAACTTCAATCCTGACAACTATGATGGAGATTACTTCAAGATCTTCGCTAGACCTAAGGATCTAGACGTAAAAGCTCAGAAGAGGAACATCATGACTATTGAGTCAGATGAAGTCAACATCGTCGTTGAAGCTCTAAGGGAGTAGTGATATGCTGAAGTTTAGTCAGCTTATAGAACACATGAAAGATCGATCTAATCGGTTTGTATGGGACGACGATGACTGTGAAGGATCACCTAATGATTTGGAAGAAGAGGTTCTCGTTGAGAAGTTCCCAGATAATGATCCTCACCGTGAAGTTCGAGCTGGATTCAAGGAGCACGCTAGATCTTTGAAGCGGTCTCACGTTGAAGAACTCAAGCGATATAAAGAGAATCAAGAGATCAACCACTCCCTTCGTGCAACCCAGAAAAATCACGCTGAGCACTATGATCTCGAAGACAATGAAAAGCGAAGGATTAAGAAACTCGATCATGTGACTTCTCATCAGACTAAAGGACACATGACCGTTTATAGAGGCTTGACTAAAGGACACATGGAGCGTCACAATGGTCTAAAACCGGGTACAACGTTCACCGATCATGGGTATACTTCAGCTTCATTTCACAAACACATAGCGGCTAAATTTGGCAATAAACAGAAGAAGCACATCATTCAGATACATGCTCCTCCTGGAACAAAAGCACATCACTTTGACTCTCATCGAAATGAGCACCAGCATGAAGATGAAGTAGTCTTTCATCGCGGAACGAAGTTTCGTGTTACTCATCATAGTTTTGATGGTGAGCACCATATCGTTCATGCACAAGTAGTCTCACAGCGTCCGAAAGCGGTTAGTAAATACTAACGATGGCAGATGTAATCCAGAAAGACATAAGCACTTTTATCAAGAATCAGTTTCCCAGCTTCTATGAAGATGAGGGACCAATTTTCATTGCTTTCGTCGAAACGTACTATAAGTGGCTTGAGTCGATAACAACAGCTGCTACTACAAACGCTGCTGCGTCTTGGGTGAATGTTTCATCACAGAACACGTATATTACCGGCATCAATACACATTTTACTGCTGACTTTTCTTCTGGAGACAACATAGCTATCTGGCGCTCGCCCGATCTCTATGATACGTTTGTAGTTAACACAGTCGCTAATGATACACTTCTGATCGTTGAGAGCAATCCTCTGTTCTCGAATGTAAAATCTTCATATGCATACACCGCACCGACCAGGAATCAGCTTTATAATTCTAGGCGTATTTTAGAATATGTTGACGTTGATCAGACTATCTCAGATTTTATCGTTCACTTTAAAGAAAAGTACTTAAGCGGCATTCAATTCGATACGAATGTAGACATTCGCCTTCTTTTAAAACATACTCTCGATCTCTACCGTGCTAAAGGAACACCTCAAGCTTTAGAGCTTCTGTTTCGAATCATCTTTGGAACGAACATCGAGATCTATTATCCAAGCGAAGACGTCTTCCGTTTATCAGACGGTGTCTGGATTACGCCTAGATACATTGAAGTAACGTTGTCAGATCATTCGATTCTATTAAACAATCGTCAGATCGTTGGATCAATCTCAGGTGCAACTGCTTTTGTCGATCGCGTCATTCGTAGAAACATCAATGGTCAACTATCAGACGTTCTATATGTATCTGCTATAAACGGAACATTCGTACATGGTGATATCTTAGATTACTCCGGCTCTGATAAACTCGATCCGAGTATACGCATCTCCGTACTCGGATCGCTGACTGAAGTTCTCATAGATGTAAACGGAACAGGTGAAGACTTTAAAGTCGGTGATATTCTAGACGTCTATTCAAACACTGGATTTGCAGCAAAAGCACGCGTAGCTTCCATCGTGAATAGATCAGGCATCGCGGATTTCACATTTGAAGACGGTGGGTACGCATATACTACTGATGGAAACACGGAGATCCTCATCTCCGATCACATCTTACGTGTTGAAAACGTTAGCGTTGATGTGATCACTAATCCTTGGATCAACAGCTACGTTAATATTTTTGAAACCGTTACACAGCCAACAGCGAATATCGCTTACGTCTCAGCAAATGGTTCATTCGTTCCCGGTGATCAGATTTTTACGTACAACGTTGACAATTCAGTCAGAGGAAACGCTAGAGTTCTAAAAGTCAGTGAAGCGAATTCTAGTACAGGTGAAATTAGAGTAGCATTGCTTTCAGGTGACGTTTCATCGAATCAATTCTTCACTGTAGGAAATGCAGTCTCAGCTAACGTATCAGTCGTTTCAGGATACACGAACACTACCGCTACTGGAAACGTTATTGGTATTGTAGATAATCTGACTCTTACAGTCTCATATCCAAACACTAATATCCAACTTAATTCAAACGTAAGTCAATATGATACGGTTGGTAGTCTTGTAGCTTCTGGTACGGTCATTCGCATCAATACGTCCGGCGCGAACACTCAATATTCACTCTCAAATACCCAAGGCGTATTCCGTTTAGGAAGTATTTTATATGATACAAGTAATAGTATAATTGGAAATACTGTTAATATCTCAGTTTCAATAGGCGTTGATGAAACAGTATCTGATTTTATCTCAGATGATGGTAACTACATTTATTCTAATGATTCAAATACTAGAGGCATCGTAACAAGCGTTTCTACCGGATTTGGTGTCGATTTTGAGATATCAAATACTCTGATCTATACAGAAGACGTTCAATATGATCAAAGTAAGCTTTATAATTATGCAAACGTTAATCTAGATGCCTTATCATATGGATTTACTAATGCTTCAGCTAATGCGCAATCTGATTTGTACGAAGCTTTAGATTTCACAAACGTTACGTTTGGTAGAATATCGAGTATATCGAAAGTCAATCACGGTACTTCTTATACAGCAGCACCTATCATTAAGATCTATGATAAGCTTTCTTATCCTTATCATCGTGAAGATTATGTCCTCTCGACTGATGCTGGAGGCTTCACGATAGGCGAGGAAGTAGTTCAGCTTTCTACAAACGCCCGCGGTCTAGTGATGACTTCGAACAGCAGCATTAGCCATCTTAAAAGGCTTCGCTTTGATCCAACAAACGATTTCATTCCGACTGTAAATTCAACTACTGTGGTAACTGGCGTTTTGTCAGGAATAAGCGCCAATGTTTTCTCCGTTGATTATGAAAGCGATGAGCCTTCTGGGTTTGACGCTGTTTTTGATACTAATCTCTCTGTTTCAAATGGATCTATCGGATCGATTTCAATCATAGACTCTGGGTTTGGTTTTTACGCAGATCAAAACGTAACACTCGTCAATAATACGTCTTCAGCTTCCGGTGTTGCAGTATGTTCTACGATTGGAACTGGATCAGGATATTATAAGCAGAAGGGCGGATTCTTATCCGATCAGAAAAAACTTCACGACGGTTATTACTACCAAGACTTTTCATATGACGTAAGATCGTCTGTGACTCTTGATAAATATGTAGACATGCTAAAGCAGATCACCCACGTCGCTGGGACGATGAATTTTGCTAGCATGATGACTACTTCTGATATGGATGGTGAATTATCAGTAAGTTCGTCACACATCGTTGGTCTTTCATCAAACACTGATGGAAACGTTATAATCATTGGTATTGGACAAGTAGCTGGAATTTCTAATAGCAGCTTTAAGACGATCACTTATATGATGACTGAGGGTTCTGCATCCGGTTCTTCCAACAGTGATGCTTTTGGTGTTACAGGTATGGATACATCTGGTAGTACTTCAGGAACATCGAATGCTGCTTCTAATAGCGTGTTGTTCTTGAATACTACAGCAGAAAGCAACAGTGTTTCTAACGTAAGTGGTACATTAGTCGCAACCGGCATGTTCACTGGTAATTCTGCTGGTACAGCAACGGCAAATGGAATAAGTCAATAGAGGTTTAAATGAGCACAGTTTCTACAACATTTGCATATCGAAGTGAACGAGCTAATAGATTCATTCAAGACGTTGCTCAGTCTAATTACTATTTTTTCAATGCTGATCATACACTTCCTGCAAATTCGTCGGTGATAGATGATGTTTATACGTCAGTCAATAATACTGAGATCGACATATTCAGAAATATGATCTCGGGAAAACTCATCACGAATAACGATGTATCATTAGCTATTCGCAATATCCCATACCAAGCAGACGTAGTCTATGCGATGTATGATGATACGGTGAAAGATCTTGATCAAGAAGACTTCTACGTCTGTGTGAATACAGCATCCTATCATCACGTCTTCAAGTGTTTAGACAATAACAACGGTTCTAACTCAACGGTGCAGCCTAATTTTGCTGATATCGTCGGTTCTAACACTCACTTATATCAAACATCTGATGGTTATCGATGGAAGTATATGTATTCATACTCATCAGCTTCCGCTTTAAAATTTGCATCTAGTGAGTACGTTCCTCTCATTACAAACACAGAAGTCAGAGATAGTGCGGTTTCTGGATCAATCGACGTCATTAAAGTTGATGATCCTGGAAAAGGATATCACAATTACATCACGGGAACGTTTGTTTCTGGAGATACGAATATTGATGGTAATAGTCTCATGTATAGAATTTCAAATTCAGCCGCTAAAACGGTTAATGGATTTTATACAGATTGTCTCCTATACATCACTTCCGGATCAGCAATTGGCCAAAGTAAAACGATTACAGACTACATTACTACTGGAAACGGAAACTTCATCACGATAAACAACTTCTTTAATACAGTTCCTGAAAACGGTACACAGTATGAAATATACCCACGCGTCCAAGTGACTGGTTCTGGAAATGAGACTGTGAATGTAGTTGCACGAGCATTAGTCAACGCACTAGCCTCAAACATCATCTATCGTGTGGAAGTTCTTGACCCGGGAGCTGGATTTATATCAGCTCAGACAAAAGTGACAGCTAATGCAGCAGTTGGTGTGACATCAAACGCCGTTGTCAGATCAATCTTATCACCTCCAGGTGGTCATGGTTCTAATGCAGCTCTTGAACTATGCTGCAGAACTGTTGCTGTGGGAATGAGTTTTGCTAA